CTACGCTTGCATATCTGGTTTTGCCCACATTTTGCCCACATCTGATTTCGCGATGGCCGAATCGAGAGACGTTGCGACTGCTTCCAAGTCGTCATCGAAAAGGTCTGCGTACACGTCTAGCGTCATGGCAGCGGAGGAGTGTCCGAGCATCTTCTGGACCGCCTTCACGTTGGCGCCGGCCTGCACCGCGAGAGACGCCGCGGTGTGCCGGAGATCGTGTGGAGTGATCCGGGGGCAAGCGGTTGCATCGACAGCCTTTACCCACCAACCGAACCGCTGGTGCGGTCGCTTGAAGAACTCACCCTCCTGCTCGCCCGGGAAGAACAGTTCCTCGCCGCCGATCCTCGCGCCGTAGGTTCGGAGTTCCATCGCGACTGTCGCAGGGATGGGCACGGTCCGGGACTTGTGATTCTTCGGGGTTCCTTCGATGTCAACGGTGCCCACTCGGACGACGTTGCGACGAACGTGGATCCGCTTTCGGATCAAGTCGACGTCGGCGCCACGGAGCGCTCGCATCTCACCCCACCGGATGCCGGTGTATGCGAGGAGCAACACGAGCGGCTTGTACTCCTTGGAGTTGTGGGCGAGTTCCCAGACTTGCTCGTGCGATAGATAGACAGAGTGCTTCCGGGTTTTCTTCGGCAGTTTGGTTCCGCGAGCAGGGTTCGCCAGGATCAGCCGATCCTTTACCGCGTCGTCGAGGATGGCCGCCAAGACTCCGAAGGTGCGGATGATGACCGATGCTCCGACCGGCTTTTCGTCGGCGGTCGCGATACCGAGATTCGTGACCCACGCCTGAACCTCACTGGGTCGGATCTGCGAGATCGAATGCTCACCCCACTCGGGCAGTACGCGCCGGCGCCACGCGGTCTCGAGTGGAGCGAAGGCTGACGGCTTCATATGCCCGCGTTGCCGCGCCAACCACTCAGGCCCGAGCTCACCGATCGTCACCCGGCCATCCGAGTGGGCGATGAACTCGCCGCGGAGTATCGACACTTCCACCTGATTGGCGAACGCCTCTGCGGCCTTCTTTGTCTCAAAGCCACGCTTGTCTGTCTGCTTACCTTCGGGTGTGCGGTAGCGGACTCGATACCGCTTACCTTTTGCCGTGTCGTACGGCTGAATAGTGGCCATCAGGCTGCTCTCGTTCGGGCCCTGGACTCGCGGATTCGTCGGAGTCGTTTGACGGTTGTCGGATCGGCCGCGAGTGCGGCTGGGTTGTCGAGGAGTTGGTTCAGTAGTTGGTAGTACCGAATAGGGGAGTGGCCGAGTTCATCTCGGATCGCCTGTTCCTTCGCGCTTGCCTGGTTCCACCACTTGCGTTCGAAGTCGAGGATGGCGAGTTGCCGCTCGGTCAGTTCGTCCACGGCTGCCTCCGCGCAAGTTCCTGGTCGATGTACCTGCGTTCGCTGTCCTTCAGGTTCTGGACTCGATTGAGCAGGGTAGGGAGGTCGACCCACAATTCCTCTGCCGTCTCGCTGGTCACGCGGTGGCGATTCCAGACGAGGGCGTCGATGAGTTGTTCGAGTGAGATCAGTCGACGGGCAGTGATGCAGTCGACGATCTTCTCTTCACGTTGGGCCAGGCGCTCATCGTCGGGCACTGGCCCCCGCTCGAGATGCACGATCTCATGGGTGAGGGTGCATCTCCGTTCCGCTTGATCAAGGGTGGAGCAGATCTCCAAGCCCTCGTCATGCCACCGTCCGAAGGTGTCTCCCGACAGCTCCCTGGAGCAGGTGACGTTCATCCCCGGGTAGAAGTCTCGGAGCACCCGCCAGGGGTGGTATCTGGTCATGTCGCACACTGTGAGGCATGCCACCGACAAACTACGAACTTGTCATTCGGATTTCTTCATGCAGCGAGAAGCACTTGACCCCATGCGATTTTCCTGATGGATTCGCCAGTATCAATCTCCTGCTTGGCAAGGGCATCGAGGGCGCCCGATACTTCCATGAATTCCCTGATGGTCGACTGAAAGGTGAGGCCAACCGACGTGAGTGAAGGTAGATCATCATGTGTTTCGTGATCATCTTGCCTGGTAATTCCGGAAACTGTTGACGCCGTCCAGATTCCCTCTGAGTTCTCGACGGGCATAGCCACGGCTACGGCTACGTCATCTTCCATTTGTCCGAGTACAGAACTAATTGTGTCGTCTGGCAGGCATGCTACGACAACGCGCTCGGACAATTTGCCGAGGTCCTCTCGCCTAAGGAAGTCCCATGCCGAGCTACCTTCCGGTTTGGAGACGGTCTCGAAGTACCGTGCTGCCTGTAGCCGAAGGTCCTGCATCGCATCCAGCTTGTATCGCAATAGATAACCCTCGGGTACGCGGGTTTGGAAATGGTGCACGGTAGTGAACGCGGGGAGGGCGGCACGCAGTGCGTCGTCGATATTTCGCCGCAAACCTGAGTTTTGTTGCATTTGCCGATTGAAGGCAGCTACAACTTCGCGCTGTCCCCAGCTCAAGTTCGGGTTGATGCGGGGAGTTATCGGCGGGTGTGTCACGAGAGGCTGCTGAGACGGTGCGGAATTGTCCCCGGTTGACTGCAGCTCTACACCCAGTTCGAGGTATATCTCGCCGGTCTCCTCGTCTTCCTCTGCAACGACAGCGGAGTACCGCAAGTCCTCCGTCTCGTCGAATGCGATGACGTCATCGCCCAATGTCACAGGACCGTCAGCCCAGGATTTCAACGCGACAACCTTGCCGCCACGCGCGCGGTCGTTGAAATCGATGCGGATTGTATTCATTTCTTGCCCTTCGCCGGATTGGCCTCCGGTTCCCCGAAGCACCCGATGAACCGATCAATCGCTGCGTCCGAGATATCTGATCCAAATTCTACGTGGTAGTGGTTCGGTGCCTCATCGTTGTCTACTTCAAGTTTCAAGCTGAAACCCGCAGCGATCAACTCGGTCGAGCTCGCGACCATCACCTTGCCGTACGGAAGCCCCTCCGAAGCCCGAAGTACGACAGATTCACGAGATTCGGCAGTGTCCCACGTCTCGATCTGAACCGATACGACGTTCCCCTGCTTTCTCTCCTCGGCCCTTGCTAGCTTCCCGCGAATTGAAGCCTGCGTGCATTGTGCACCGCCCAAGACGACGACCCCCTTGGCGTCGGGCGGGAACAGGGTCACGCTCCGAACTCCGGTCCATCACCTTGTGGCTGGTCTTCTGGTGCCAACTCAGTCCTCCGTCGACGCTTCTCGTTCGAACCGCCTTTGACGGTGCGTCGAGCGAGGTCGAATTCGTCCTGGCGTAATCCTTCGAGTTCGTCCACTTCGTCGACGTCGTCAACGTCTGAGTGTTGATTGTCAGGAATCAACGCCACGTCGTTGTCTTGGGTTGGATCGGACGTCATGGGGGTTCCGCGAGTCCCAGCTTTTCCATCAGACGTCGTACCGCTCGGCGTGCCCTGCGTGCTCGTGTCTTCATTGATCGCTCCTTCTGCTTCGGTTCGTGCCAGGTTGGATAGTTCAGCAAGGGTCATCGTGTCGCGGGCGCCAGGCAGGTACGGGCCTCGCTGGAGGGTTTGCAGCCACAGCTTGCGGACCTTCCGTTCTAGCTCTTGAATCTCAAACTCTGTGGCTGCAGAATCTTGATCCCCGGGATGTCTCCTAGCTCGTTCGCCAGCCGCTACACCGATCTCAAAGAGTTGGTCCGACACCCACGTGAGGTATAGGAGTTCTTGAGTTCCACGCTCTTCGGCCGCGGCCGAAAACGAACTCAGGTACCCGGTGTCAATGAGGGCTGCATCCAGCACCTGGCGGTAGTCGCGTCCGGTAACTTCGGCGACCGCCTCAAGTAGTTCTTTGTTAGGCAGTTGCCTGACGCCTCGCTTCTTCCATGAGTTCAAGGTCTGTGGAGTACTGCCCATGCGACGTGCAAACTCCGCATCTCGCACGCCATACCGATCCAGATGGCTCTGAATCAAGTTCCACAGTTCGCTCATGCCTCATACCGTTCCGTTGTTGAAATCGAGCCGCAAGCATCGCGTCATCCCAGCCGTCTATCGAACACTGAGAGGCTTAGCACGGGCGACGTACACCAAGCCCTCGAAGCAATTGTGCAGCATATCCGCAGGCTGCGGAAATACATCGATGTAACACATTGACAGCCGTCTACCGCTTGCGTAAGAATTATCCGCAGCTACTTGACACCGAGTCGTCTACCAGGGAGGATCAATGTCGTACTACAAACGATGGCCGAAGGGATCTTGGATGAGACTCACCTCGCAAGACACGCTTCGCGCCCTAATGAAGCAGCGCGGCTTCTCAATGGCCAGGCTTGGCAGGTATGCCGGGTGCTCGAAGAGCTTCATTAGCCACCTGTGTTTGGGCACAAAAAAGACCTGCACCTCACAGCTCGGCGAACGCATCGCGGAGGCCTTGGAGGTTCCTGTCGAGCTTCTCTTCGTGCTTGAAACATCCGCAGGTAGCGGATCAAATATCCGCAAGGGCGCAACAGTGGCTGCATGAAAAAGACCGCTAGCTGATGCAAGCAGCTAGCGGTCTCGGACGAATCCCCACTTGAAAGGACAGTCATGACAGATATTACGGCACCACTGGCGACGATCCCAGTTGCTGGAACCGCTGGAATCCTCGGCACCAAGGTTGACGGCAAGGCCATCGCCGCCTTCCGTCCGATCGTCGAAATGCTTGGGATGGCCTATTCGGCGCAACTCCAGAAGCTGAAGTCCAAGTCTTGGGCAGTTGTGTCGAAATTCGACACAACTGGTTCGGACGGCAAGACCTACGAGATGGTCGGCATCGATCGGAAGACGCTCACGATGTACCTCGCCACTCTTGATGAGAACCGCGTCAAGCCTGAGGTTCGACCAATCCTCACTGCACTTCAGGCGGAAGCGGCCGATGCGTTGGATGCCTACTTCCATGACGGCGGGGCGATCAACCCTCGCGCCACAGTCGAGCAGTTGGATGCAATCGACATCAAGGTTCAGCACCGGTTACGGCTTCTCTCGCTCGCCAAGGGAATGGTCGACGACACCTGGCTTGAGACCAAGGTGCGTCATCAGCTCGCGGTCGGACTCGGCGAGGAGCCGGAAATCGAACCCATGAAGCGGACACTCACTGTCTCCGACTTCCTCGACGGGAAGGGCGTGAACGAACGTGGGCAGCGGAAGTTTGCATCTTCAATGGGCGCATTGGTGAAGAAGTCATATCGCGAGCTCCATGACAAGGAGCCAGGTTCCGCCGTCCGGTTCATCAACGGAGCTGACCGTCCGGTCGCGGCCTACACCGAACGTGATCGCGCACTCTTCGACAAGGCGTGGGCGATCCTGGGTTCGGCGATCGAGCCTGAGTTCTTCAAGAATTCGGCGGCAGCGGCATGAAGGGCTACATCTGGAGGCTCGACGTCGAGTACCCCGAGTCGGCACTCCATCCTGAGGGTGTCCAATTCTTTGGCGGAACTTTGAAGTCGGACTGGGCTCCACGAGGCTGGACTCCCGATGATGAGTACATCATTCGGTTCGGGACCGAGAGGTTCATCTGGCCGGCCGTCCGACGCTTCTACTTGTCTCGGTCGTCGGCTGTTGACCGGGCTCTCCTGCTGGAGCACTACGGATGCCGAGTCCGGTTACTGCGTTCGCGAGCAATCGAATTCGAGGAACGCAACTTCAAACGACCCCTTCGTCTAATTCGAGGTGACGCAGCATGAGTATCCCAACCGTCCTCACTGTCGCTGAGGTGCAGAAGGTTTCGCGTCGTGGCGAGAACTGGGTTCGCGGAGCTGCGAACACTGGCGCTCTCAAGTCCTTGCCTCGACGCACCGGTCAGTGGTTCCGATTCCTCGAAGAGGATGTCGCGGACTGGGTCCGGCAGGGGAGTCCTGAGTTTCCGGCGATTTCCCGCTCTCGACCACGGAGGGTGTCATGACTCGGCCGAAACTGAGTCTGGTCGATCTCGCGGCGACTGCGACGGTGGTTGAGCGGCGTCATTTTCGGAAACGTCCTCGACGTCGAACATATCAGCAACCTTCCTGTTCTTGTCCTCCGATTGGCCGGAGTTCTTCGCGAGGGGCTGAAGCGCGACGTCGTATTTCTTTCTTGCCCTTCGTTGTTTCCAATTCTTCAGGGGACCTGGCTCGATTTTCTTCCAGATTGCAGCCCGAATTGACTCTGGTTCTAGAGGGGACGGATTTCGGTGGCCGTCCTGTCCAGGCTTCAGCGTGTCGTCTTCGATGGCTCGCCATTTGCCTAGGCGGCGCGTGTATCCGATGCGACGCTGTAAGTACCGTCTCTGGTTTGCAGTTCGGTGCCAGCGCCATTCCTCGATGGAACGCACTCCTACCTTCATGCGGATCGACCCGCTGCGGACGGCGTTACCGTACGGATCGAGCCAATTGATGACCCAGAGTGAATCGTCAAGAGACTTTGCCTCGACGTCGTATTCGAGAATCAACGGACGCGAATTGCAATCCATCGTCGGGAGCGTGTCGGTTTTTTTGACGCGTCGCCCCTTGACCCATAACTGCGCAACTACTCCGTGCCTAATGCCGGGCCCGCTGACGCTAACTACCAGTTCCCGCACCCGAGAGACTTCGAGACCGTCAGCGCCGACAGTGACTTTGCCGTCGACGGTGGTGACGTTCATTGCTCTGCCTCCGGCGGCGTTCCTGGCGACGCGCAACTGCCCCTGCATGATTGTCAGCCCCCAGACGGAAGCGACAGCCGCCACTACAGAAAAGAACAAACTCCAGTCCAAAGTCATTGACGGAATCTACCTGAGGCAGCAAAGACCCAGGAGGAGTCCCGTCTCGCAAGGAGGAGCCATGATCCGCACCTTCGACGGTCTCGAGGTCGACGCCATCGAGCCCATCCCCGCGCACAACCTGTCAGCCCAGACGACTGACCTCGCCCACGGTGGCTACTGGAATTGCGAACTCACCGGTGGTGGATGTGTCCAGCACTTCGGCGATGAGCTTCTCGTCGGCCCGGACGCAGAGCATCTGACGCTCGTTTCGGAGAGGAGCGGAGTAGGGGAGTCGGATACGAAGACCGCGACACGCATTCGCGACGTGAAACTGTCTCCGGATCGTGATGCATCACAGGCGATTTACCGTCTCGATCCGCCGCTCGACGGCCACGACCATGTTCTCGTCTCAGCGGTCACTGTCGCCCTCTGCGGCCCGGAAACGTACATCTTTGGCTCCGACGAGAACGGCAACATTGAAGACTGGGTAGAACTCCACGGTTCTTACCGCGGTGGACTCGACCACGCTGCCGCGCTCGCGAATGCAGGTTACGAGGTCGCCTCATGAAGTCACTCGCCCTCACCGGCTGACCCCCCAATCTCCGGTGACGTCACCCGAGTAAGACCGCGACCGGTCCCGATGGCCGGCACCCCGACGTCACCGGCTCAACTTCCCACTCCTCCCTGAAAAGGACATTTTGTGATGATGCATACCCAAATGGCCCCGGCGTACGTGGCCGCAAGCAACAAGAAGTGCCCCCTGACTGTGCCGTTGGCAGTGCTGGGTGAGGTCGATGCTCCTGTGTTCGACGCTCTCACTACAGCTCTCGCGGTTCAGTGGCCGGATGAGTCGGATGTCGATCCGTACGACTTCGACGAGATCACTGTCGAGGACGGCGAAATCTACTTCGCCGATGAGGATCGTCTCGTACCTGCTCCGTCGTGGTCGACGGGTAAGTGGGGCATGGCTGTCGCTGGCGGCTTGTCGGCGCTGGCGTTCTCGTCGGTCGGAGTTCTCTACGTCCTCAGCGCTTTTGGCGGGTGGCCAGCATGAGCGGACAGCCATCCCGAGTTGTCGGACTCGCAATGATCGACGACGTCGGAAACCTTGCTCCATACAAGGACTCCCACATCTGCGTAGAGGTCATGGTTCCGATGTCCTGGATCAAGCACTTGACCCTCAGTTCAGTTCTTGACGTCGTACCGCCGGTGGGGTTCACGGGTGGAATCGTCCAAGAACTTCCATTCGAGGAGGAATCATGAGCGCCAGCCGAGCCTCCGGGATCGTCGCCTCCGCACTGGCTTCCGCGAAACAGGACGGCATCAACTACTCCGAGCATGTCGCTGACCGAGTCCTCGAAGCACTGGAGACACAGGGGTTGACGGTCACCGCGAAGGTGGCGCAGCAACCGTTCCACGGCTGGCCGACGTGGGCCGACGTCCCCGAAGGCGTGTGGGTCCGCGGCGAGAAGGCATCTCCGAGTTGGGAGTGGATCAAGCGCGACGGAACCGCATATGCGTTGGACCTCAACCACAACGCCGGCTACCAGTCAACCCTGACGTCGAGCCAGTTGGATGCACTGGCCCCATTCAAGGCGGTGCAGCCATGATCCCCGACCCACCCACTGGCATGGGGCCATGGGAACAGGTGCGGCAGCTGGAGTTCCTCCGCGCCTACAAGGACGACCTCCCAACCCTGCGCATCGAATCGACCATCGCCGATCGGCATTACACGACGTTCTGGATCTCCCACTACAAGAACGGGGGTCGACCATGACCTGGACGCGAATCGACTGCGCTCGAAGCGACGAAGTGTATGAGGCGATCGAGAATCGCGCTCCGCTCGCGAGACGCTCCGATATGGGTGGCGAGTTCGGTGAGCCTCGCATCGAAACCATCTGGGGGAACAGGGAAACCGAACAGGAGGTCCTCAAGAATGTGCGCCACCCGCGCTACGAATGGGACTCCCAAGCCGGAGACCGCGAGCCCTGCGAACACTACGAGTGGGTGCAGCCATGACTCACTTCGACCACGACGACGGCCTCGACGATCCCTGCGAGAAGTGGGACCAGCGAGACGCCGACCACGACGTCGACCGGCTACTGGACGAGAAGCGGCTAGGACTATGAGCCGCCCATGCCCACGGTGCGGCAAACCATTCACCGTCTCCCCACATGGATTCCAAGTCCACACCGACACGAACTACACGTTCTGCGGTCCACGACCAGAACTGAAGCCGGCATGGGCCGCAACTCCCGAACATCTACGGGATGACAGCCCAGACCCATTCCGCGAGTACAACCCCGCCGACGAAAACCCAAGGTGGAAACGATGAACTTTCACAGTAACGGCGTCCAGGCAACCGACTTCCACGTCGATCGTCTCCGCAATCGAGTGGTGATCGACTTCCTGCGACTGAACGAAGATGCAGCCGAGGGAGATTCGAACGAATGGGAGATTGTGTTCTCGGAATCTCGCCCACTCGACGAGCTGCGAGACCTCCTCAAGGAGGCCTCATGAGTGACGTAGTTGACCTCGAAGGCGTCTACGACGCAATCCCGGACGACGTCTATCACGGCGACAAGAATTCGCTCTCGTCGTCGGGCGCTCGCAAACTGCTTCCGCCATCCTGCCCAGCCCTGTTCCGCTACGAACAGGATCACCGCCGGAAGTCGACAACCGAATTCGACATCGGGCACGCAGCGCACGCCCTCGTCCTCGGATACGGCGCCGAGATCCAGGAGATCGACGCACTGGACTGGAAGACCAAAGCGGCACGCGAAGAACGAGACCTGGCTTATGAAGCGGGCAAGACTCCACTGCTGACCAAGGAGCACAACCAGGTCAAGGCAATGGCATCCGCACTCAAGAAGCATCCCGTCGCCGCGATGTTGTTCACGGCCGGCGTTGCCGAGCAGTCCCTCTACTGGCGCGATGCGGAGACCGGTGTTTGGCTCCGGGCTCGACCAGATTGGATGCCCGAAACCGATGGCGGTCGGTTGATCATCACCGACTACAAGACTGCCGTCTCGTCCAACCCGGCGAGGTTCTCGAAGTCTGCCGCCGACTTCGGATACCACTGCCAGGCGGCGTGGTATCTCGATGCCGCAATCGCCCTAGGCCTCGCAGATGACCCGGCTTTCGTGTTCGTAGTGCAGGAGAAGTCGGCACCTTATCTGGCGTCTGTCGTCGAACTCGATCGAGACGCAATCGAATTGGGGCGGCGACTGAATCGGCGCGCCATCGACACCTACGCGGCATGTGTTGCCGCCAACCATTGGCCCGGCTGGAGCGACGAAGTCGAACTCGTCCACCTGCCCACCTGGGCCGCATACCAAGCTGAGGAGACATTGAATGTCTAGTCCTGCCCGTTACCAGCCCATCGCCCAATCGCCTGCGCCTCGAACGGATATCAGTCAGGCGACCGCGGTCGAACAGTCCCGCGCCATCGCTGAAGTTCAGGCGTCGGTGTTCGTCGCGAAGCAGAGCCCGCGCATCAAGGACATGGCCGTCGCCGAGATGCGTGACTCGACAGCGCAGAAGTCGGTCGGAGACAAGGCGTTCTTCCGCTTCCCACGTGGAGGTCAGACAGTCACCGGACCATCCGTTCACCTCGCCCGAGAGTTGGCGCGCTGCTGGGGAAACATCAACTACGGAGTGATCGAACTCCGACGTGACGACGAGAAGGGCGAGAGTGAGATGCAGGCCTACGCCTGGGATCTCGAAACGAACACCCGCAACGCCCAAACCTTCATCGTCCCTCACAAGCGAGACCAGCGCAGCGGACCCCAGAAGCTCACCGACATGCGCGACATCTACGAGAACAACGCCAACGCCGGCGCCCGACGAGTCCGTGAAGCGATCTTCGCCGTCCTCCCGTCGTGGTTCATCGACGAAGCGGTGGATCGGTGCAACGAAACCATCAAGAAGGGTGGCGGAGTTCCACTGCCACAGCGGATCGCCAACAGTATCGGCCATTTCGAGGGCATCGGTGTCACCAGGGCTCAGCTCGAATCGAAGATCGGCCGACCGTCCGACAAGTGGAACGAGCACGACGTCAGCCAGTTGGGCGTCACGTTCTCGTCCATTAACCGCGGTGAGGTCACCAGGGATGAAGAGTTCCCGCCGGCGCGAGTCACTGCCGGTGAGATCGCGTCGACCGTGAAGTCCGCCGAGAAACCTGAGCCTGCAGAGAATTCCGCCGAGGAGCCAACAAAGCCAGGTGAGCCAGCGTGAACGACTACAACCCAGTCACCGTCGAGCAGGCTATCCGGGACTGCTCGAACCGAATCGCCAAAGGCGTCACCGTCTGCGCCAACACCTACGCCGCATTCCTGAATGCCGATCGCGCCTACGACCAGGCATATGCGTCTGAGTACATCCGCGCATCCGACAAGCCTGCTCACGAGCGCAAGTACGTCGCCGAGCTCGCCACCGCAGGGGAGCGAGAGACCCGCGACCTCGCCGACGCTGCTTATCGATACTCGGACCGTCAGGCCCGAGCGCTGGAATCCGAACTCCGCGCCTGGCAAAGTGTCGGCGCTTCCATCAGATCGGCGTATGCCGTTGCAGGACGGGGCGAATCATGACCATCACATTCCTACCTCTGCTCAATCTCCTCGACCGCGCACCGTGGACGGAGGAGTCGCTGTGCTCGAAGTCCGAGCTCGATCCGGATGCCTGGTTCCCGACTGCAGGCTCGAAGTCGCACGACCCAGCCATCCTTACCTGCCAGATGTGCCCTGTCATCGGGCAGTGTGCAGCCGAGGCTGTGGCTTCGCGTGAGATGTGGGGCATACGGGCCGGGATCTTTCACGACGGCTCGTCTGGCGAGAACTGGCGCCACCGCGAAGCGTTGACGGAGATCGCCGAAGCCAACGGAATTGCCATCGTCGCAACCCAGATCAGCGCCAACCCTGTTGCGAATGCGGAAAAGACGCACTGCAAACGCGGGCATGAATTCACGCCTGAGAACACTCGAATCCAGTCGAGCGGCCATCGATCTTGTCGGCAGTGCCATCGGAATTGGAAGCAGTTGCGCGCCGAGCAGAACAAGGGCGTCTCGGCATGACGGCCAAGGAGGCGTACATCGGCCCACCCTTGACCAGGTTCGCTCCGATGCCTCGATCAGCGACGGTCGATCCCGCTCCTGTTCGCCGTCATGTCCAATCCCTGCTCGATTCTGGGATGACCTACAACATGATTGCCCGTGCCGCCGGTGTCTCAGCGCGGGTGGTTGTAGACCTAGCCGAGGCCCGGACTCGGCACATCCTGATGCCGAGCGCAGAGGCTCTGTTGACGACGACGCAGCGTCCGACACATCAGCAGGCCCTGGTCCTCAGTTACGGCGTGCGCCGGCGCCTCGAAGCGTTGGCAGTCATGGGTTGGCCGGCACGAGAAATCGCCCGTGAGTGTGGACGGGATGACTACTCGCTCATCACTCGCATTCGGGTGAAGACCAGGGTGCAGTGGTCCATTCATCAGATGGTCGGTGATTGCTACCAGCGGATTTCGCACGTGCAGTTCGGCGACCCCCGTGCCTCACGTTGGGCAATGCGGCAAGGGTTCATTCACCCGTTCATGTGGGATGACATCGACGACTACTTCGAGGTCCCTGGCAGCGCCTCTGTTGATGTTGGCGTCGATGAGGTCCTGGTTCAGCGCGTCATCGACGGCATATGGATTGGCGAGGTTCCTCCACTGGAACGGCGTGCGGCGTTCGAGAAGTTGCACGCCCATGGGCTCTCGGCCCCTGAGATTGCCGAGCGCCTACATGTCACACCACGGACGGTCGAGCGACTGAGGGCGGCAGCATGAGTAGCCCGAAGCGCATCCAGCGCAAGCGAACCAAAGGCCGGAAGATGCCCGGAAACGCCGTCTACGTCGGACGGCCCACCAAGTGGGGCAACCCGTACCGCGAAGGTGACGAATCAGCGTGGATCGGCGACATGCCAGTGTTCGGCATCGAAGAACCGATCAACTCTCGCCTGGCAGTCGACCTGTTTCGCATGTACGTCATCGCGCCTGCATCGCCGATCTCGTGGACGCAGATCCGCGCCGAACTCAGAGGCAAGGATCTGTCCTGCTGGTGCCCGCTCGACCAGGCCTGCCACGCAGACGTACTCCTCGAAATCGCGAATGGAGGTGCAGCATGAGCCTTCGCAGAACACCTCTCAAGCGCACACCCATGAAGCGAACCCGCTCGAAGAATCAGCCCACCCGTAAACGTCAGCGTGACACCGGCTTCCCGGAGTCGGTGAAGAAGCTGATCCACGAGCGTTCCGGTCGACGCTGTGAAGTCCGTCAGGCCTGCCATGGGGATGCGGCGGTGCAGATCCATCACCGTCGCCCTCGTGGAGCCGGCGGGTCGTCGGTGGCATGGGTGAACCAGGCGGCGAACGGACTCGACGTATGCAGCCCCTGTCACACGTTCATCGAATCGGCCCGGGAGTTCTCCGAGGCCCACGGCTGGCTCGTGTCGATGAACAAGAAGCTGCGTTCGGACGAGGTTCCAGTGCTCCTCGTCCATGACGCAGAACCGGTCCTGCTGTCCGACGACGGCTCATTCCACCGACCAACCAAGGGGGACTAGATGGCACGAATCCGGACTATCAAACCCGACTTTTGGACAGATGGTCGGATAGTTTCTCTATCCCCCTTCGCTCGACTGCTCTATATCGGAATGTGGAATTTCACGATGTGCGATCACGGGCATGTGGCCGATGACGCAATGAAATTGAAGTTGCAGGTGCTCCCGATGGATAACATCGACATCGTTTCGCTGCTCGCAGAGCTCATCGATTCGGAGCGTGTGGCTCGTGTCGTAGATCCGGAAGGTCGGACATATCTGCACGTCACACGGTTCGAGGACCATCAGAAGATCGATCCCAGGTGGAAGACTCGGTGCTCTGCGTGCACTCACCGAGACTCACTGATACTCGCCGAAACTCACCCGAGTCTCGATGTGGCTCACCCAAACTCACCCAAACTCCCCCTAGGAAGGGATGGGAAGGGAAGGGATGGGAAGGGAAAGGATAAAGAGACTGCACCACGCAAGCGTGGCGCCAGACTCTCGGACGACTGGAATCCCAGCGAATCCCTGAACGCCGCAATGACCGAAGAGCGTCCCGACATCGACCTCACAGCCGAGCTTCGGATCTTCCGCGATTACTGGATCGCACAGCCAGGACAGCGGGGAGTCAAGGCCGACTGGGACGCCACATGGCGGAACTGGATACGGCGAGCACGACCAACCGTGCGCCCTGGGGCGCAGCAGAACGGCATCTCTCGCCAAGACGCCAAGGTCAACGGATATCTCGCCTATGCCAATCTCGATAACCAGAAGGAAATCTCGTGAACGAACACCAGCAGACGGCAGCTCTCGTCCTGGCGAAGTGCGCGGCGAACGATCCCTGGTTCCCCAATGGCGGCGAGGCGATCGTGATGGCGTGGGCGGAAGTGTTCGCCGAGTCCGGGCTCGCTCGTGAGGATCTCCTCGCGGGCGTAGCCCGGGCCTACCGGCTCGAGACCGAAGGCTTCAAGCCACTGGCGGCGTCGATCGTCAAGCACTCATTCGCCGCGTATCACGACTCGCTCAAGTCCCTCTCGGACGAGAAGCGGGAATCGATGGAGGAGGCGTCTCACATCCTCCAGGAGCTCGGTTTGACTCCGCCGCAGGCTCATCGCTACGTCCGGCGGATTGCGCTCGGCAGGAAGCCCCTGGTGGCTCTGACGCCGGAACAGGATTCGCAGCTCCGGATCCGACTGGCGGAGCGGCAGGCGCTGAAAGCTCTCCCGGCCCGTAAACGGTTCCTGATGGGAATCGTTGGCGAGTTCGGGCAATCACCCCAACCCAACCCCGATGGTGCGCCCACGACGCGCACAGCCTCGGGAATCGACCTCCAGGAACAGGACCACTCATGAGTAGAGAAATCCGCAGAGTCCCCACCGATTTCGATTGGCCACTCAAGAAGACTTGGGGCGGATACCTGCGACCTGACGAACTGGATCTCCCGGAGTGCCCCGATTGCAAGCATGGAGGTGCTCAATCGACCGGATACTCCGCCGAAGCGCATGCCATCGCGAACACCTTCTATCCGCATCAGATTAGTTGGAATGACTCAAGCGCAGAGCGACTGGCCTGGAAGGACAAGCTTGGACAGGCGGAAGTTGACAACCTCCTCGCCGAAGGCAGGCTTCGGACGTGGACTAAGCGTGAGCCCACGGATGACAATCCGCGCACTGGTGAGTGGCGGTCCATCGCGCTCACTGCCGAGCAGGTGAACGCTTCAAATCGGAGCGACGCAAGGGCTTTTGGTGACTACGCCCACGACGCCCTGAATAGGTGGATTCTCATTCGATTCCGTTGCGAGCGGCTCGGAATCACGCTCGACTGCGCAACATGTGCCGGAGAAACTCACATCGGAACCCCTGAGCAGGTCGCAGCGCACGAACTTTGGGAGCCTGCCGAACCGCCGACTGGTGATGGATGGCAGGTCTGGGAAACCGTCTCTGAAGGCTCGCCCATCAGTTCCATCTTCGCAGACCGCGAAGGTGTGATCGGTTTCCTGATGAGCGACCAGTACTACGGATTTGGAACCAGCCCCACCCCACTCACTCGCGAGCAGGCGGAGAACTTCGTCGCCACAGGATCGTCGATCGGGTCGTTCCTAATGACATCAACGGGCGAAATCATCAATGGAGATGCTGCACTGAGTCGACCAGGCGGTGAGCCAGCATGAACGACCACGGGCCTGACTGCATCTGCGCCACTTGCGATCCTGAATGGGCGAATGACATCGCCCGCCACAACTCGGTGCAGGTGGCGGCATGAGTGACATCGAGCATGGAACCCATCGCGCCTACAAGAAGTTGAACTGTCGCTGCACAATTTGCGTCAAATTCGCATCCGAATACACAGCGAGTTTTCGGAACCGGCGGCAAGCCGAACGGAAGTTGATCGGCGGGCGACTCATTCATCCGAACGCGCCACATGGCACCTCGGACGCATACGGCAACTGGGGATGTCGCTGCGAGGAGTGCACGAACGCTCACGCGAAGAAACTTGCGAACTACCGCAAGGCGAGGTCGGCATGAGCTACGTCATCCTGCAAACCGATAAAGACTCCACCACCCCCGATGACGTACGCGGCCCCTACGACACACGCCAAGACGCCGCCGAGGATCTCCACTACCTCCGCGACGCGGAACTCCACCTCCGCAAAGGCGTCACCTACCAACTCGGACGGGTTGAGGTGGAGAAATGACCCGCAGCCGAGCATCCGCCAGAAAAGCCGGCACCACCTTCGAGCGCTCCATCGCAGACGGACTCGCCCAAGCTCTCGACGACGACCGCATCGACCGCCGAGTCAAAACCGGATCCAAGGACCGCGGCGACATCGGAGGAGTCCGAGTCCACGGACAACGCTTGGTAGTCGAATGCAAGGACGTGGCCAAGCAGTCACTCCCGCAATGGACCCGAGAAGCTCAACTCGAAGCAGGCAACGACGACGCACTGGTTGGGGTGGTTGTCGCGAAACGGCGCGGCACCACCAACCCCCTCGACCAATGGGTCCATATGACCGTCAGGGACCTCGTAGCCCTCATCACAGGCCAACGGCAGGACCAGTCATGAACGCCGAAATCGATTCTGCGCCAACCGAAACCGAGGTGAAATAGCATGACCAGCCTGGTAAAATTCAGATATCACTTCACCTCCACCGCAACAGCTTTCGGCATCACTGCGGCCGGTTTGGCGTTCGCAGGTTTCCTGACATTGACCGCGCTCTCGGATGTTCTCGAGCGCCATCCCGGAATGAGGAACATATGAGCGACATCACCGCAAGCATTGCGACCGCGATCCAAGCGAAAACCGGCGGAAACGTCGAGGGGGAAATCCCCGAGTGGTGGGCAGAGTTCATCGACATGGTCCTGGCCGAACTCCAGTCCGCTGGCCGTCTCATCCCTACTGGGGGTATGACACTCACCGCCGAACAGGTGGAAGACGTGCGGCTGATCGCAAGTGAGAACTATCCGCTCGACAGTGACCCGACCGCATCGATCAACCGTCTCCGCGCCCTGTTCCCGGCAACCGAACCCGCCGAGGCAAAGGGCGGCACCATCATCAATGGACTCATCGACTGCCAGGTGAGCTACACCCTCACCGCCGAGGAGTTCGCCGACCTTCACAACATGATCTGGGAAGGCCGCGGGGACTACAGCTCACGAGATCGACTCCGTAAGAGGTTTCCCCAGAATCACGACTGCCGGATGCCTCACCCCCAGTTGGCGACTCTGTTTTGCACGATGCTGAAGGGGCACGAAGGCACGCATTTCGATTCGAGGCGAGATGTGCAGTGGCCGACCGCCCCTGCCGAACCCGCCGAGGAGGAGACGAAAGCGGAGGGGCCGCGCAAGTTCCGCAAGAAGCCGGTCGAGGTCGAAGCGATACATCTCGACAACCACAGCACCCCTGAGCAAGTCGCTCGATGGTGCGGAGGCCGAGTGGCAACCCCGACAGTTGGAGTCGGATGCCCGATCGTCATCGAGATTGACACCCTCGAAGGGGTGATGACCGCACATCCGGGCGATTGGATTATCAAGGGCACGCAAGGCGAGTTCTACCCATGCAAGCCTGCGCCATTCGCGGACACATTCGAACCCTCCTCCTCGCCGGTTGCCCCTGCCCCCACCGAAACCGGACCGTGGCAGCGGATCGAAGACGTACCCAAGAGTGTGTATCTAATCAAGGATTGCGAAGGCGACAAGTGGCGGCGAGACCGCAAGTCCTGGGAAGTGTATTCAGAGAGGGGCTTTCGGTGGCATCCGGGATTCCCTGACCGTTTCGCCCCGTTCGTTGCGGCCGAGGAGGGGTGAGCATGAGCGGCGTGACTGGGGTGGATGTTGAGCACACGAAAGCGCTGGAGGCAGCAGCAACACCAGGGCCGTGGGTAGCTCGACCTTCCCCGATGGGTGCGATGCTCCCGGATGAAGTGTTCGCGTCCGGGGAATCATTCGGGCGGAATGTTCCCGCCGAGTGTCACCAGCGGGAGGATGCGGAGTTCATTGCTCACGCCCGGACTGCGCTACCCGCCCTGGTTGCGGCTGTCGAGCGAGTCCAAGCACTGCACACGCCGGTCTCGCTGATCGTGGATGGCAAGCCGTACGGAACCCTCTGCCGCGAATGCACCGACATCGACATCGTGAATGCCTGGGAATGCGACGACGGCGACCCGGACGACGGATACATCGAACACCCCTGCAACACCATCCGAGCATTGGAGACACCGAAGTGAAGAAACTCATCTGCCGACTGTTCGGGCACCAGTTCAATAACCACCCCACTGACGGGATCTTGATTCAGGGCGCACCTTCATCGTTCTGCCTTCGTTGCCTCTCCTGGGTGGAGGCAGCATGAGCGCCGAGAAGAACCTCACGAGCAGCCTGTCCGCCAACAAGCCGGTCTATTGCGGTGTCGGATCGTGCGGCAAGACGCCCGGCCATGACGGGATCCACAGGTGCCGTTGCGGAAGGCCCGTCGACGAACCCGCAAAGGGCTGCGGATGGCACAGGGCACCCGAGGTGTCGTCGTGACCGCGCCTGATCCGGGGTTGGCCGACCTCATCGCAGCGCACCATCCAAGCGGTCACTACATGGCGACCAATGAGATTCGGTGCGGTTGCGGATGGCTAGGCCCCGCTAGCGATTGGCCAGCGCATGTGGCGTTGGTGGTGGAGCAGCACACCAACGGGCGGATAACGGAACTCGAAGAGCGGATCGCCGAACTGGAGCAGAAGGGCTCATGGGAGTACGAGTACGGAGTCGTTGCTGAGGCTTTCGGTGGCGACCCCGAGGCTTCGCCGACCTTGGAAGCGGCGCTACATGTTCGAGACAACGCAACAACGATCTATAAGGCATGGACAAAAGGGGAGCCGGTCACGATTGTCTGTCGCCGACCATTCGGGCCCTGGATGCCAGCAGCTTTGGAAGGGGAACAGCAATGAGCACCTGTGAATGCAGACACGACGACCCGCTACTCGCCGAGCTTTGCGAGCAGATGCTGGAGAACGGAGCCGATCCCGAGATCGCTCACGACATGGCGCTCGACATGTTCAAGGACGCAGTCGATAACGGATACGGGGAGTCGTTGTGAGTGAGATCCGATCACAGGCCACACCCGCAAGGGACGAACTGGTGCGCATATTGGCCGGCGCGGTTCTCGACAACCCCGGCGGCATTGGGACGCTGCCACAGCACGCGGCCGAACGGATCATCGCTGATGGTTGGTTGAAGCCTCGCACGGTGAACAGCGCGACCGAGTTGGATGCGCTGCCAGTGAACTCCGTCGTCGTTGACGCGTCAGACACGCCCCGAACGAAACGTTACGGCGACTCACACATGGGCGCCGGATGGACCAACGCTGGACGTAGCCCACTCTCATCGCGAGAACTGGCAGACGGCCGACCAATGCGCGTCCTCTTCACTCCGGAGGATGTGGGATGACGCAGCAGATTCCGTATGACGAGATGCGGCGACTGTGCGGACTGCCCAGCAAGGAATACCTCGACACCCTCGCCGATCTTGAACGCTACGGCCTCAAGTACGTGCTGATAAAGAAGATTACGTCTTCGCAGCCCTGGTGGGTTCCGGTCGATGAGCCGTCAATCGAATCTCTGGAAATAGGGATCGCACCGATCGCAGGAAATCCGAAGCAGGCCCCACCGATGTGGGCGAACGATCCAGCCCACACCCGTAGGACTGCGTTCGGGCCGACGAAGCGGGTGAAGTGACCGTCTTGATCCTCGTCATCCTCATCTTGGCTGCGGCTGAGGTGGGGATGACGGTTCGGGTGAGAGGTATTGCGCGGCAATGCAATTGGTGATATGGCGTGGTAGAATCAGGGAGGAGTTGCGGACTGTCTGAGAGTGGGGATCACATGGGGATTGTCGAGTTTCTCGAGGCTCGGATCGCGGAGGACGAGGCGGTGGCGAAAGCTGCCTTGCATCATCCTCGGACCTACAACAAGGCCACCCAAGATTTCGACCAGACGGGAACCGATAACGGTAGTTGGCATACCAGTTCCTTCTGTGACCCGAGCGACCAAAGGATGGTCGAGGGCGTCGGCATAACGATCTACAACGAGGGCGGTCACACTGCGGAGCAGGCTGATCACATCGCTCGCCATGACCCCGCTCGCATCCTCCGCGAGGTAGCAGCCAAGCGGGCAGTCGTCGTTGAGCACAAGCTGGTGCCAGCCAAAAATGTGTGGGGGGAGTCGACCGGAGGGTTCGGGTGCGAGCTGTGCGACTCAACCCCAGACCTCGATCTCGGCGGAATCGAGATCGAAAGGTCTGACGGCTGCAAAACATTGCGCACGCTCGCCGTCATCTTCTCTGACCATCCGGACTTCGATGAGGAGTGGCGACCATGAGCGAGATCTACTTCGTCTGCCGCGAAGACCGTCAGATGCTCGACAAACTCCTCGGCGAGATCCCCGGCCTGATCGACGATCTGGCGATCACGATTTGCCGCCAGGACCGCACAGGCAAGGGCGGGATGAAGATCAGCTCAGGCAGTGACGAGCAGCCGATGCCGTTCAACGTCGGAGCCTCGGATGCTGGCGACCACCTCCGCAATGAGCTGAACACCTGGGCTCGACTGGTATGCGAGGAGCGCTTCATCTCCTATGACGGCTCTGATTCCGTCGCGGGGGTATCGGTGTGGTTGCGGAAGAATCTGGCGTCTCTGGCGATGACTCAGGGCGCGGAGGATGCGTTGCCGGGGATCGAGTCGGCGATGAAGCGGTGCCGGCGGGCGATGGACATTCCACCCGAGGATGAGGTGGCGTGGGATCCGGAGAAGCTCGAAGAGGCTAGGGGTTCCGAGTTGAATGCGGCTGCAATCGCACTGATGCGGCACCAGCTCGGCGCCGAGGATCTGAATGCTCGCCGTGTGGAAACGCTTCGGAAGGCAGGGAAGCTCGAGCCTGTCCGCCTGGTTGCGTGCGGCAAGCGGACTATCGCGGTGTATCGGCTGGGGGATGTGCTGGATGCGCATGAGCAGTTTCCGTGCAGGCAGAGGAAGATGAGCGCATGACGGACTGGGCTGAGAGTCGCAGAGTCGCAGAGAGCCTCCTGTCGAAGAAGCTAGGCTGCGAGAACGACAAGAACCTGATCATGGCCCTGCTCATCCTTCAGATCAAAGCGATCAAGACCATCGAGACGCTGCGTGTTGAACTGGACATGAAAACCCTCGGCAGTACGCCTGCATCAAGAGAAAGATGAGCACATGCCGAACGACGAGTATTTGACGGACGTGGAGTTGTTCAAGGCCCGCGTGGCGGAGATTGAAGCAATCGCTACCGAGGCTGAGGTCCCTTACAGAGGTGCATGGGAACAGGTCCGAGGCCTCTCGACTGATATCGCCAGCTCTGCGGTGAAGTGGCGCGACCCGGCCGACCGTCCGGCAATCGAGGACGTCGAGTCGCAGCGCACTGAACTGGGCATGGAAGACCTCGATGGCCCACCTGCATCAAGTGGATAAGTGGGTAGTGACCCTGTAGGCTTCGCCTTGAGCGCGGAGTGGATGAGAATCCACTGTCGCGCTTTTGTCGTACCTGGCTGGATGTGCCGGGCGGAAATCAACCACCGTCAAAGGAGCATTCATGCAGAACATTACGATCGGCCGCTACGAACATGAATCCGTCGCCCGCGAATACGCAGGCTGGATCGAAGGCATCCGCAATGACGGGTCCACGTGGATCATGTGGCTCGACGAGAACGGTTCGCCCACTCAGTACTTCGCCCACAGGGATGTGGACGGCGGTATCGAGGGGGAGGCTGTAGCGCTCTCGTGAACGTCTTACCCGCCGGTGAGTGATGTTGCCTCACCTGCACATTCTTGTGGTCAATCACTGCGCACACATCTGCATCTTCGGCGCTCCGTGAACTGACCACAATCCCCTGAGGTGTTGCCGCTCAGCCAGCGCCGCCTCAGGATGCCCCGCCGCTGTTGACGCAGTCGGCGGGGCCATGAACTCGGCACGTAGGAAGCAGTCACTCACCACGGCTGCACTCGTTGGGATGGTCCCCGACGATCCAGGGTTCGATTCCCTGGGTGTCGACCAGCTTTCGCGTCACTCGGTAGTCCTGGACCTGAATCGAGGGCCTTGATGCGCGCAACGATGACTCTCCTCGCCATGTCCGCCTTCGCTTCACTGCTTCTCGCCTCACCTGCCAACGCCCGCAACGTGATCGTTGTCGATGGCACAGGCCGAGCTGGTGCAGCACTACTGGCTCCGGAGATTCAATCGGGCGACACGGTGACGTACATCGACTACCCAGCGACAGTGCTGTGGCCGAGCTACGACCAGTCGGTCCAGGCTGGGAGTCAGGCTCTGCGTGAGGAACTCGCGGATGCACCTGACGACACACTCGTGATCGGTTACAGCCAGGGCTCGAGGATCGCCGGTGACGTCCTCGCTGAGCCGCAGAACGCCGGCGTGACCGGGGTGCTGTATTCCGATCCCCGCCAAGCCGGTTCAGGCGTGGAGACGCAGACGTGGTTACCGGGTGTTCTCGGGGCGACGATGTCGGGGGAGCGTGGCGAGTTCACGGTCCCGGTGGAATCGAAGTGCATCAGCGGCGATGGCGTCTGCGATTGGCGCAACGATGACCCTCTCGGGTCGGTCGTCGGATACCTGCAACACCATCAGAACTACTTCGACTGACAACTAAGGGGATTCACTGTGACTCTCGTCCGCATCTGGGATAAGGACTTCCATCACGTCGCAGATGTAGAGCAGGGTTGGCGCAGTGACGAGCCGGATGTCATCGCAGTTCCGGTGGACCACCCTGTGGCGAAATGGATCCTCGGCCAATCTGAACCGTTTGCGTACATCACTGTCGATCACGAGGTGGGCGACCGCGGTCATGGGCGATTGGAAGAGTTCGTATGCAAGCGAACCGGCAAAGGACAGTGCTATTTATGGGCGAAGTTCACTGCCGACGAAATTCCATCGGTCAATTGGCTTATCAGCGAGGGCATTCGCGCTATTGGTGATTTGACCGCCATGATCCCCGGTGTCCCCCTTATGGGCGATGTGTCCGCATCTGTGTGGCAGCCCATCTATAAAGACGTGTGGTGCACCTTCAGGCGGCAGGCCAAAGGTGATCGGCTAGCCAAGTTGGAGCGAGCAGTGCGAGCGGCGCAGGGTAATCGAGCCGCAACCTATGAACGTCTGCAAGGTACTCCTCGGAATGGTCACTGGCATCCCAGCCTGGCGGATCCACGGACGTTGGCGGACAGGCGATTAGTCGATGCACAGGATGCTCTAGTGCAGGCGCTGACGTCAGAGGGGCTGGCTGAGATGACCACATCCAGGGCCGCGTTGCCTGAAGTGGCGACCGCAAACAGTCCCGACGTGGAGATGTGCACCATCGGCGGAGTGGGCCATGACTGGCGGCCCCACGAGTACCTCCAGTTCAACCGCCCGCACATCTCATGGCGCTGTGTCTGGTGCCACGCCGTCGCATGCGGTGACTACACCGAAACAGATCCGTGCATGCGCCCCTACCACCACCACACAAATCACCTGTCCCGCTCTGGCATTCAGTGGCCACTCGGCGGCGACCGACCATGACTGCAGACCAATCCAACCGGATCGCCCTCGCCGAGAACCTTGTCACCGAAGCTGAGGCCCGCATGGTCAGGGCTGAGAACGAACTGCTCGCAGCCCAGGTCGGTTGCGATGCAGCACATCAGCGGTTGCAGTGCGCACAGTCGGAGGTAGCCACATGCTGACCCAGTTGCTCGACGTCATTGAAGCGGTGCGCATCATCTGGGCGCTGATCGAAGCATGGGTGCTGTAATGCCCAGCCTCAAGCTGATGCAGTGGGTAGTCGTCAACATCTGTCGCATGTGGTTCAACCGAGACTGAATGGCGGCGACTAACTGTGACTGGATTCAAATCAGGCGGACTAATCCAAACTGATTCAAACCAAACTGAATCCACACAGACTGATTCGGATTCCGTGCCCTACATCAACGGCAGCGGCTACATGCTGCCGGCATCCGAGGTTCAGAAGTACTCAGCCGTCTTAGCTCTCATCAATGCCACGCCTTCACATAGGTAGGTGACTGCAATGCCCAGTCTCGAAGACCTCATCGTCGACACTCTTGCCAACCTCCGCTCAGTACGAGCCGACTACGACGAGGCTGTGTTCATCGCCGACTTCTCAGACAAGGCACAGGCTCGACACGTCGAGGTACTGGAAGCAAGAGTTGAGATCCTCACCGATCAACTCGACGCGTACCTCGGTCAAGTCCCGCATCACATGGCTGCGTGATGGCACGAGCACGGACCCGAGTGTGCAGCAAGCCTGGCTGCCCTCGCATGCAAGCCGAAGCCCAGTGCCCCGAGCACCGAGCAGAGCGCGACCGGTACCAGCGAGCGACCACACCTACCAAGGTCACACGTGACCATGCCGAGCGACAACGACGAGCACAGGCAGTCAATGAACATCGAGCCATGCAAGGCGACTGGTGCCCTGGGTACCTGAGAGCCCCGCACAGCTCCTCTGACCTCACCGCCGACCACATCGTCGACATCCAGCACGGCGGCTCGCCCACTGGCCCTCTGCAGGTCCTCTGCCGGAGCTGCAACAGCCGCAAGGCCGGCCAGCGATGGCCCTGACCTGCGGCGATGCAACTCGTTCGACCTGCGAATCATCCCTCTGACCTGCGCAAACGCACGGGGTAGGGGGTCATCCCCAAACGGGGAAAAACGTCCCGCCGCGGGGGAGGGCGCGAAATGGTGCGAATAGTTCAAAACCTCGCCGAACGGCGCAATGCCGTCGGCAATCCGACGTGGCGCAAGGCTACTGAAGGAGTGATCGAACATGGCAAGTGGTGGAGCGAGGAATAGGTCTGGCCCTCAGGCTGATCCGAAGTCTGGCCGATCCGACCGTCGAGGTTTGACGTTCACATCCCTGCCGAGCGAAGGCTACGACGGCGACTTCCCTCCACTGTCGGAGTTGCTGCCCAACGCTCTCGAACGTGAAGGTGTTGTGTGGGCTGAGGCGTGGACAACTCCGCAGGCTGCACAGTGGGCGAAGGAACCGTGGCGCCATCGAGCAATTGCCATGTGGGTCCGCTGGTCCGTGAAGATGGAAGATCCGGAAGCGTCGGCCTCGATCGGGACTGTGGTTCGACAGATCGCTGATCAGATCGGACTCACGCCCGCCGGCTTGAAGGAAAACAGTTGGGCGATCGCCGCTGACGAGGTTGGCAAGGCTCGCGAGTCGAAGCCGGAACCTGGCGCGCATAAGCCCGCTCCGAAGCGCCGCTTGAGGGCGGTCTCAGGTGGCGGAGGCTGAGGGTTTCGTAGTCGACTTCCCGACGCTCGGCGATCTCCAAGATGGCTGGATGCGGCAGCACTGCCGGGTTCCGAATGGATTCCAGCGTGGAAAGCCGTTCGAGATGGCCGATTGGCAGTTCTGGTGCACCGCCAACCATTACCGAATTAGGCCGGAAGCCGAGTGGATTCCCGAGAATCCGATGCTGAACCAGGCTTTCACGTATCGCCGTTCGCAGATCGTCGCCCCACAGAAGACGGGCAAGGGACCTTGGTCGGCCGGCATCACTGCTGTCGAGGCTGTAGGCCCGAGTCTGTTTGCGGGATGGGCAGAGTCTGGCGATGGCTATGCGTGCTCCGACTGGGGTTGTGGATGTGGCTGGGAGTACGACTACCTTCCTGGCGAACCGATGGGGATGCGACATCCATCTCCACTGATTCAGCTCACGGCCACCTCGGAAGATCAGGTGGCCAATGTGTACCGGCCTCTCGTGGCGATGGTGAAGCTCGGGCCTTTGTCTGACCTGCTTTATCCGCGTGAGGGTTTCATTCGCATTGCAGGTGAGTCTGGCGATGATGACGGAGACAGGATCGACGTCGTCACGGCGTCGGCGAATTCGAGGCTGGGTAACCCGATCAGTTTCGCGTTGCAGGATGAAACCGGTCTGTACACCAAGACAAACAAGATGGTGAATGTCGCCGATACTCAGCGCCGCGGTGCTGCCGGTATGGGTGGCCGAACCATGGAGACCACGAACTGTTGGGATCCGTCAGAGAATTCGGTCGCTCAGGCAACGTTCGAGTCGAGGGTCTCCGATATATTCCGCTTCTACCGGAAACCTCCGGCGGGCCTCTCGTACCGAAACAAGCGAGAGCGTCGGAAGATCCACCAGTACGTCTACGAGGGTTCCTGGTGGGTCAACCTTGATTCGATCGAGGCTGATGCCGCTGAGATTCTCGAGCGCGATCCGGCGCAGGCTGAACGGTTCTTCGGCAATCGACTGGTCTATGGCCAAGGTTCATGGCTCCGCGATGGGCTGTGGGATTCGAGGTTTGCGAATGTCGAAGTTGTGGCTGCCGAATCCTGATCCGGGTACGAGAATTTCAGCCGGCTTCGACGGCAGTGAGAACAATGACTGGACTGCTATCCGTTGCGAAACCATCGATGGACTGCAGTTCACTCCGCGTTACGGTCCGGATCGTCGACCTACGATCTGGAACCCGGAGGAGTGGGGCGGGACGATCCCCCGCGGCGAGGTTCTCGCCGCGGTGGATGAGATGTTCTCGACCTGGAAAGTGGGCCGCTTCTACTGTGACCCGCAGGACTGGTACTCGGAGATTGGCGACTGGGCGCTGACCCACGGCGAAGAGCATGTGTCCGAGTGGCCGACGAACAAGATCGACCGAATGTTCCATGCAATCAGGAGATTCGAAATGGATCTCGCGAGCGGGCGCATCACTCAAGATGGCTGCCCGATCACCGAGATCGCGATAGCCAATTGTCGCAAGGTCGCAAAGCCGGGACAGAAATACGTACTCGGCAAGCCGACTGATCACCAGAAGATCGACCCCGCAATGGCATCCATCCTCGCCCATGAGGCTGCGGCAGATGCCCGCGAGGCCGGATGGGCCGACGAAGTGACCGAAAACCGTGTGATCGTGTTCCGTTAAGGAGGAATTGTGACCCTGTCCTCCGAAGAGCAGACTTCGTTCGACACTCTTTCCAAGGAGTTGACGGCTGCTCAGTCCGGGTTCGATCTTGCCGATCGATATTACGACGGAATGCAGGAGCTCGAACAATTAGGTTTGGCGATTCCGCCGGAACTGCAGCGCTTCACGGTCATCGTGAACTGGAACCTGATTGTCGTCGACAGCATTCATGAGCGGATCTCCGTCAAGGGGTTCCGGCGCCCGGGAATGGAGTCGGGTGACGATGAGCTGTGGCGGATTTGGCGAGCGAATGGGCTTCCCACTCAGTCTCGACTCGGATTCCTCGATGCTCTAGTTTACGGCAGGTCGTATTACTGCATCGGAGCGAACGAGAATGACCCGAACACCCCGCTGATTACGGTGGAATCGCCGCGTGAGGTGATCACGGCTCGTGATTACCGGACGAACAAGGTGAAATCAGCCCTTCGGATGTACGACGTCGTCGACGGCAAGGCGACAGCGGCAACGCTCTACCTACCGAACGAGACGATTTGGCTCGAAGTGGACGGGTCGACGTTCAAGGAAGTGGACCGGGACAAGCACGGCATGGATTACGTCCCGGTGGTTCCGACGTTCAATCGCCGGAGGTTGTCGATCCCGCCCAGTCGACGGACGCAAGGCGTCTCGGAGATGGCGGGCGTCATACCGATTGTCGATGCCGCAGCGAGAAACTTGTCGAACGCTCAACTCGGGCAGGAGACCCACGCAGTTCCGCAACGTGGCGTTCTCGGCGCATCGAAGGGCGACTTTGTCGATTCGGACGGTCAGCCGATTCCCGTCTGGGAAGCGTACTTCGGCGCCGTGTGGGCCATCTCGAACCCAGAGGCGAGAACCTTCCAGTTCGATGCATCCAGTATGGAGAATTTCGAGCGGATGCAGAATCTCTATGCCCGAATGGCTTCTGGCGTTTCCGGCCTTCCTGCGAGTTACTTCGGAATGTCTGCAGACGATGCCGCATCGGCTGACGCAATCCGTTCCCGTGAAGCGCGACTGGTCAAGCGCGCCGATCTAGCCGGCTCCAATTTCGGCGACTCTGCGGCGGAAGCCAATCGAGTGGCCATGCGAATCAGGGATGGCGCATGGGATCCCGATCTGAATCGCATGGAAACGCTGATGGATGATCCGGGGACTCCGACGAAGGCGCAGCTGACCGATTCGATCGTGAAGCTGTACCAGGCGCAGGACAATCAGGGGCGTCCGCTCCTTCCCGCCGAGATGGCGTACGAGGAGCTCGGCTGGGGCCCGGAGAAGATCAAGCGTGCGCTCGAGATGCGCGCCCGCGATGCCGAGGATCCGCAGCTCGATCGTGTGACTCGCAACTTTCAGGATGTGACCGGTGCTGCCGGCGGAAGCCAGTAGTTACTGGTCCGCGCAGCAGCGCCTGACGGCTTCGACTCTCGCGGTCGTTCGGCGGCTGTGGCGGAAGATGGGCGACAACTTCGATGCCTCATGGCTGCAAATCGAAGAGCCGATGCTCCTCGCTGTCCTACAGGCGCAGTTGTCTGCAGCCGAACGAGCCGTCGAATACGTCCCGGAGACATTGGGGGCGTTGAACATCGACGTCGATCCGGATTTCGAGATCGAACCGTCGTCGTTAGTCGGCCTCGCAGGCAATGGGCTCCCAGTTGATTCGCTACTAGTCGGCGCGAAGGTTGCCGCCAAGCGAGCTGTCGGCAATGGGGCAACGTCAGCCATTGCGCGTCAGGCTGGTGGCGTATGGCTCGAAACCGCCGTGCGGACTCTACTTTCCGACACTGGACGAGCGTCGGAGTCTCTCGCGATCGCAGTGCGACCGAGGGTCGGCTACGTGCGGATGATGAATCCGCCGTCGTGTTCGCGATGTGCAGTCTTGGCGGGGAAGTTTTACCGCTACAACTCGGGCTTTCTGCGCCACCCGAAGTGCGACTGCCGACACATACCTGCCCGAGAAAATGTCGCAGGGGATCTTCGAGTGGATCCCAAGAAGTACTTCGACTCGCTCGACCGGGAGAGTCAGAACAAACACTTCACACTGGTTGGCGCGCAGGCAATCCGTGACGGCGCGGACATCAGTCAGGTGGTCAATGCCCGAAGCGGCATGTCTACGGCGCAGTTGTTCGGTCGCGAGCTCGCGATTACGAGCGAAGGCGCCACTCGGCGCGGCGTCGCGTACCAGGCGCTGTCAAATGCCGGACATGCGACAAGAGTTACCGATGTTCGCAACGGCCGATATTTCAGTTCCCGCGCCCCTCGACTGATGCCGGAAAGCATCTACCGAATCGCTGAAAATCGTGACGACGCACTCAGGCTCCTTCACCTCAATGGATATTTGGCGGACAATCCTGTCGGCAAGAAAATCTCGGCCAGTAGTGCGGCAATAGTTGGGAAATCAACGGCTAAGTCGCCACTCAAGGCAGGTGGGCGGAAGCCGCCAGTGCCGCCCATGAATAATCATGCGGTGCCAGAAGACGACGATGGCGAGAAACTCGCGAAACAATTGGACAGCGACTATGCCGATTGGGCCGAGTCGCTACCGAAAGAGCAGCGCGACGCCATCTTGCGGTGGCAGGGCGCGGATGACCGATTTTACCGGCGAATACAGGATGTGTTCAGGAAGGATGCTGACGATCCTGCGGCATTGGCGATCGCCGAGTCGCTTGACGAGGCAATTCAGTCAGGAGTCCTCACTCGCGATGTCGTGATGTGGCGTGGAGTCCGGAGTACGACTGGACTGTTTGGAGTCTCAAACACTGACCTTGCCGGGTTATCTGGCACACAGAAGCAGGTAGACGGCTTCCTGGCAGTGTCAACCTCACAGTCCATCGCAGTTGAGGAGTTCACTCGTCCTCCATTAGGTGGCGGACCTGCACTTATGAGAGTCTCGATTCGAGCTGGAACGAGGGCGGCATGGGTCAAGCTGGTGGGCGATCCTGGGATGGCGTATCAGCGAGAGTTACTCCTTGCTGACGGCCACCTATTGCAACTGGGCCAGTTGACGTACTCTGGGGATCTACCGATCATCGACGTGGAGGTGATGTGACGTGTCAAAGATGAGCAACAGTCGACTCAGTGACGACAGCATATTTTCCGATCCGGGCGAATCGCGGACCGCACCAAAGATGGTGGGCTCACTTCTGACCCGTTTGGGCCTCTCGCGTGCCAGCGAAAAGGACCGTGAGCAGGGCATTCAACACTGGTTGCAGAAAAACTCGCCCAACGAAACCCTGAAGAAGAATCTGATCAAGAACGGGTATGAGCATTTGCTTCATTTGCCCGCATAAGTTTTACCTGACAGAGGCCCTGTGAGCACCGCTCCAGGGCCTTTGTCGTAGGCAGATTCTCTCAGATCCACGCTTTAGGCTCCCTGCAAGGCCCCATGAATCCACATCGGGGCCTTTTTTAATGCCCAAATCATCCCCATTCGCAATGGATGGGGCCAACCTCTCGCAAGGAGAGAAAATGTCTGACGCCGAAAACAACGACTCGATCAATGATGTCGAACCCGATGATGTCGAAACGGACGACCTGAATGACGAGGTCGACACTCCGGACTTGGACGATGCAGACAAAGAGTCTGCGGACGACGACAAGGATAAGCCTCTCGGCCCCAAGGGCGAGAAGGCACTTGCCGCGATCAAAGACAAGCACAAGGTCGAGCGTCAGGCGCGACTCGCAGCTGAGCGAGAGAACCGAGAGCTGAAAGCCCGGCTCGACGGCGACGAGGATGCCGAGGTTCGGATCCGCCGAGAAGCTGACGATGCCGCGACGGCGAAGGCAAACGCCAAGATCATCAAGGCCGAATTGCGAGCTGCCGCATCGGGGAAGCTAGCCGATCCGAGCGATGCAGTCGCATTCATTACCGACCTGGATCAATTCGATGTCGACGACGACGGCGATGTCGATGCTGAATCCCTCGCCGATGCGATCGACGAACTACTCCAGCGCAAACCCCATCTTGCCGCGCAAAGCGGTGCACCAAAGACCCCGAAGCCTGATCGCTCGCAAGGAGCTAGAGGCCAGGGCAGCAGATCGGTCGAACAGCAGTTCTCCGACGCAATGCAAACCCTCCTGTAACTCTCAGAGAAAGAGCACAACATGGCTCCGAAAGACATTAACCGCGGTACTGCGGGAATCGTTCTGCCGAAGGACGTCTCGACCGAGATCTGGCAGAACACCATCGCCCAGTCTGCCATTCAGCAGCTGGCCCGTCAGATCCCGCTGCCCGGCGGTGGCGTAGACGTTCCGATCATCACCGGCGATCCTGTCGCCGAATGGGTTTCGGAGACCGAAGAGAAGCCGGTAAGCCGGTCGACCTTCGGATCGAAGAACATCAAGGGCTACACCCTCGCTGTGATCGAACCCTTCTCGAACCAGTTCCGTCGCGACCTGCCGGCGCTGTTCCAGGCGCTCGTCACTCGACTGCCTGGCGTTCTGGCCAAGAAGTTCGACGCCACCGCGTTCGGCTTCGTCGCCTCCCCGGGTTCAGGTTTCGACACCCTCGCCGCGGCGCCGTCCGTGAGCATCAACACCAACGTCTACGACGGCTTCCTGGCCGGCCTCTCGTCTGTGGCCACCAACGAGGGCGACGTGACCTCCTGGGTCCTTTCCACCCAGGCTGAGATCGCCGCACTCGGCGCCAAGGACACGCAGGGACGCCCGATCTTCACCGACTCGGTGACCGATGGCGGTGCAGTGTCGAACGTGCTGGCACGCCCGGTCGTGAAGTCGCAGAATGTCTTCAAGGCAGGCACCGTCGGATCTCCCGGCACCGCAGCTACGGTCGGATTCGCCGGCGACTGGAACTCCGCTGTGTGGGGTTACGTCGAGGGCATCAAGATCGACATCTCGGACCAGGCGAGCCTGAACGACGGTGGATCTCAGCTGAACCTCTGGCAGCGCAACATGTTCGCAGTGCGTGCAGAGTTCGAGGTCGGATTCGCAGTGCGTGATGCGAACCGCTTCGTTCGGCTCACCGGCGCAACCCCGGTCTAATGCCGGCATTGAGAATGCCCTACGGCCAGGGGGTGGTCGACGTATCTGACGATGCGGCGGCTGCCTACCTGGCGCAGGGGTGGGTGAAGGTGGGCGAGACGGTGAATGTGCCGTCCGTCCCGCTGGATCCGCCGGCAAAGGCGGGTCCTGGGTCGTCCCTGAAGGCGTGGCTCAAGTACAAGTTGGACTTGGGTATCGCAGAGCCTGATGATTCGACCCTCAGTCGCGACGAGTTGATCGACAAGATCGAGGCGGCCGGATTCCCGGTCGAGTGAGGGGGAATCGGTGACAGCACCGCTTGAACCTCTCATCCAGCTCGGCGACGTCGAAACCCGGCTAGGCGAGACACTTATTGCGCCGGAGACGACGCAAGTCGAAGACCTCATCGAATATGCCTCTGCGATGTTGCGAGCTTTCCCTCTGCGGATCGACTCGCGCATCGCGGCTGGCACTCTCGATGCGACCCTCGTCAAAGGCGTTGTGGTCACAGCGGTTGTGCGAGCGCTCGATTCCATGCGGATCGGGCTCAGGGTCCGGTCGGAGCAGTATCCGGAGATCTCGACGACCTACGCAGATGCCAAGCCGTCACTGATCTACTTCGACGCTGACGACCTGGCGACCCTCAGTCCGACCGTGGGTGCGCAATCCAATGGGGCGTTCAGTATTCGCCCAGGGGCGCTGTCATGAGCCGACTGCCCGAGCAGTGGGTGCTACTGCAGGACAATCCGGTCGTCGAGAAAGATCCTTCGACCGGAAACCGGCGGCCGGGCCTACCGATCGAGACTCCGTGGACCGGATTACTGCAGCAGCGCCAGTTGTCCGCATCGTCCGTCGATGCCGGCAACGTCGAGTTCTCCGATGGTCATGTGGTCAGTTCATATGTCCTACTGCTCGACCCTGGCCTGCAGCCACATCCGGAGCGACGTGATCGCTTCCGGGGGCCTGACGGAACGGTCTACACCGTCGTCGGCAAACCCCGAATTCGACGCCCCGCCCGCGGGTCTCGCCGACCTGCCTACATTTCCGCGATCGTTCGGAATTCATCTGACTACCAGGAGTAACCATGGCAATCGTCACCTACACCGACGATGACGGTGTTCACTACACCGACGAACACTCGAAGGCGTACGAGAACCACCAGAAGGCGCAGGCAGTCAAGCCTGACGTCAAGGAATCGCCGAGGCTCGACCCACCCAAGCCGGTGGCGAAGGTCGACGTGAAGCCGGAGCACAAGGCGCTGTAATGGCCCGGGTGACGATCTACCGCGACAACGCCGAACGTGACGCCCGGAGGTTATCCACCGAGGGCCGCAAAGATGTTGCGGAGCAGATCAAGTCCGAGTTCGAAGCGATCGCACCACGTCGCACCGGCGAGTATACCGGCGGCGCATCGGTGACGGTCGACGGCGATCGTGTGTACGTCGAAGACAATGACCCCGAAGCATTCTGGAAAGAGTACGGAACTTCCAGGATGCGGGGGATTGCGGCATTGACGAACGCGGCTCGTAAGCACGGTAAATACAGCGGCTTCAAGCCTCGTGGATCCAGGAGGGGCTGATGACAGCATTCACCCCTTTCGCTCCAGGTGCGATTCGAGATTTCCTGATCAACAACGATGAGTTCGTTACTCACGTTGCGGCTGATCACATCTCGACCCGCGATATCCCGGACCCGATCACGAAGCCGTTCGTGACCTTGTCGGCGCCCAGTAACTACGGCGTCGACCCCATGCATCGGAAGCCGATGATCCAAGGCGACATCTGGGTTCCGATGCTCGAAATCCTCGGTGGCGATACCGATCCCGAGGAACTGGCGTGGAATATCGCCGACCTGGCCGGCCGCCTGGTTCACAAAGCCCCTCGTTCGCAGCGGCAGTTTCGCAACGCGTCATGGGTTGCTCGTTGGATTGACGGCCCGATCACGGCCATCGACGACGAGCGAGGGCCCGACACCCTCCTCTTCAGGGCAATTGTCCGCTGGGACATGTCGATGGTCGTCCGCTAACTCGCCGAATCTCGGCGTCTCAACTGTCCCACCTCGGGTGATCTGCCGCGCCAGGCGTGCCCGAGGTGGGGCTCACCAACCGTGCTCACGTCCGTGAGCTCACCTCAGGAGGAACATTCGTGAGTACCTACGCAGATCCCAACAAGGCGTACGTCTGGCAGGATGGCGACGCATTCCGCGCCCCTGCCGGAACTGCAGCGCCCGCCGACCCGTTCGCATCCACGCTCGTCACCGGCACTTCGCCTGGCGTGACCTGGGATGCCTTCGGCGGCATCGAGGCAGGGTTCGAGCAGAACCCCAGCCAGGACACCAAGGAACTGCCGATCTGGAACTACCGGCAGTCGTCCTACAAGATCGCCCGCGGCCCCCGCTCGGATCGCCTCAAGCTCAAGCCTGTCGACTACTCGAAGGCGACCGTGCTGACTCTGCTGCAGGGCGGCGAGATCATCACGACCGGCACGGCCCCCAACGAGGTCCACAAGTGGGTCATCGGCGATTCGGAAGAGTTCGCAATCCTGCTCCGCCTCGAAGACGAGGACGACAAGCAGGTTCTGTACTGCGAGCGAGCAACGCTGTTCACGCCTCCGCCTCGCTCCCTCGGTGGCGACAAGATCGACGGCTTCGAGCTTGAACTTCTCGCCCTGTCGCCGGTTCAGCTTCTCACCAACACGAACCCGCTCGCACCCTGATCTGAGGAGAACTCACAATGCCTGGCGCACCCCGCAAGACCGCACCCCGCAAGGCTCAGCCCAAGCCGGCTGAGCCTGCGGTGGTTGCAGAAGAAGTCGATGACGACACCTTCGATCTACTTTCGGTACTCGATACCGAGGATCTTCCGCCTGTTCCGGTCGTACTCCGAGGAGTCCGAGCCGAGATCCGGCGAAGCTATACCGGCGAGGAATCGGTGAAGTTCACCGAGTATCTCCGCAAGCAGCAGGTCGAGGAGGTTCTCAAGCTTCTCGCAGGCGAAGAGGATGGCCTCGCATTGTCTGCAGCGCTGTCTGCCTTCAATATCGAGCAAGGCGTGAAGCTCTTCAACTGGCTGGCCAAGAAGTCCACACTGACTTCGGGGGAAGCCATGGCGCTCTTGCCTGCCTACGCACGCGGGATGGATGGAGCGCAGCCCTCGCAGGATGTAGACGATTCTACGGACGAGACCTCCGCGACATCCTGACGGAGCCGCAGCGGGATGCGGCAATTCTTGTGGACCAGGCCATCGAATGGCTGGCCGCAGAGAAGCGAGATTCCGAGAACCTCGCGATGCTCGTCGATCGCGACGATTACTGGCTCAACTCCGAATACGCCTCATGGACTTCCGATCCGGATGACCCTGAAGCGAAAGCCGAACGGGAGCGGCGGAAGAGGGCGGGCATCAAGCCCCCTCCGCTGCCCATTCTTCCGCCGATCGCATGTCGCGGACCGGCTGAGATGGCAGCTGCTGCGGCCGATTTCGTTGCCCGGCGTCAGGAATTGAATCCTCCTGAACCGGCGAAGCCGAGACTTGCCGACATGGTCGGACAGTGGCAGACCGGCTGACAACTCAATTCATTTTCCCGAACCCCCAACGGCCTCTGCGCCTCGGGGGTTCTTGCCTTCCAGGAGGTGGTCCCAATCGCTGGCGGACGCATTGATGTCGAGGTTGCAGCCGATCTATCGGAGTTCAACTCCCAGTTCGAAGAGGGCTTGGAGGGTGCCGGTGATGCTGCATCCAACTTTGCCGGGAAGATTGCCGGCGCCCTTGCGTTAACCGGTGCGGCTGTAAGTTTCGCGTCCGTCATCGACTTGGGTAACGAGTTCACTCGCACGCTCAATTCGATGTCGGGCGTCTCGGGTGCGACCGCGGCACAGATGGATGTCGTCAAGCAGAAGGCAATGGAGCTCGGCAACGATGTCGAGTTGTCGGCTACGTCGGCGAATGATGCTGCTGCGGCGATGACGGAGCTTGCCAAGGGTGGCTTCTCGGTCGATCAGTCGATGGAGGCAGCCAAGGGAACGCTGCAGTTGGCGGCTGCTGCACAGATTGATGCGGCCGAGGCTGCGACAATTCAGTCCCAGGCCCTTCAGGCGTTCGGTCTCGATGCTGACTATGCGGCGACGGCTGCTGACGTGTTGGCGAACGCGGCCAATGCGTCGAGTGCTGAGATCACGGATATCGCTGCCGGACTTCAGCAGTCCGGTGCGGTGGCCAATCAGTTCGGGCTCTCGATCGAAGAGACTGCGGCGACTCTCGGCGTTCTCGCGAATGCCGGTATCACTGGTTCTGACGCCGGCACGCTGCTGAAGTCGACCCTGCTGTCCTTGACGGATACGAGCAAGCCTGCTCAGGCCGCGATGGAAACTCTCGGCCTGAGTGTGTATGACGCCCAGGGCAATTTCGTCGGCATGGAGTCGCTGTTCGGCCAGCTCAAGGAAGCATCTGGCGAATTGACGCCAGAGATCTATCAGCAGGCATCGGCGACCCTGTTCGGGTCGGACGCGATGCGCCTCTCGGGTGTTGCTGCAGAGCAGGGCTCTGAGGGCTGGAACGTCATGCGCGAAGCAATCGGCCGCCAAGGCGCTGCCGCTGAGCTTGCCGCTGCCCAGAATCAGGGCTTGCCGGGCGTTTTCGAGCGTATCCAGAACACGTCCGAGCGTCTCCAGCTTCAGCTCTACGACTTGATCGACGGACCGCTCGCGGGTTTCGGAACTGCTGTGGTCAACCTGGTCGACGGCGGACTCGACAAGTTCGACGCGGCAATGCACAACTCCAACGGCCTGATGGCCGGAATGGGCGAGGCTGTATCGAGCTCGCTCACTGGCGTGCCCCTGCTTGCGGGAGCTTTCGGCAATGTCGTCAGCGCGGGTGAATCCCTCTGGGGGATGGTCACCAACATTGGCGATGCGCTGGGCAACCTTGCGAGTGGAGCCGTCAAGTCGGGCGGTGCTGTCGATACTCTCCAGACCGCACTGACTCTGACGACTGGCGCTATTGCAGGTGTGTTCAATGTGATCGAGCCGGTAGTCGGCGTACTGGCTACAGCGGTCGGTGCATTCGGTTCATTGCCTGCTCCGATCCAAGCTGTCGCCACAGGTCTCATTGCACTCAAGCTTGCGTCGATGGCGTTTGGCACCGTCATGGCGAGAACTCCAGATCAGGTGGGACGCTTCGGCGCCGTCCTCCAGTCGACTGGTCGATTCGCGCAGGGTATCGGGCCTGGGCTTCGAACCGCCGGCTCCAACATCACCGCCTTCGGATCTGCAATCCGCACCTCGGCGCAGATGGTCAATCAGGCCAACCCGAACATGTCGGCATTCGGCCGGACGATGACCGTGCTGACGGCACAGTCGTCCGGACTGACGAGTATGCGCACCGCTTTCACTGGCGCGGCAACCGGAGCGACGCGATTCAGCGGAGCTCTCGCTGCAGCCCAGGTCGCCGGCAGGGGCATGGTCACTGCGGCCGGAAGTATGGTCTCCGCACTTGGTGGCGGATTCATGATCGGCATCGTCGCCGCGACAGTGGCGATCACGCAGATCAGTCGAGCGTCGGCAGATATGCGCGCTCAGCAGGCCGCGATCGTCGAAGGCTCGAACGCGGTCGGCGCTGCACAGCGTGACATGGCGAAGGAAATCCAGGCAGCCAACGGTGCCGTCTCGAACGGCGTTACGTCGGCTGTGGCGATGCAGGTCGATGCAATCCAGACCGAGCAGAAGAAGCTCGCCGACGCGAAGCCCTCGAAGTTCTGGTCGACAATCAAAGACAACTTCCAGGACGACGCCAAGGGCGCTCGTGACGCTACTGATGCCGCAATCGCCCTCGGGGAGCAGGCCGAACGGATCAACACATCGTTTAGCGAAGTAGGACTAACCTCCGCGGAGTTGAGCGGCAAGATCACCGGTACAGACGCTGCCTTCCAGGGCCTCGTCACAAGTCTGCAGGGGACGAGCAACGGTGGCGCGGATGCGGTCGCTGAAATGCAGGCACTGCGAGACAAGTTTGTCTCCGCAGAGAATGCAGCGAAGGATACGACCCCGGGATTCTTCGATCTCACCGAGGCTATCCGCATCCTGGGTGACGAGTCCTCCAGCTCCGCTGACCGCGTCAATGCAATCAAGACGGCGCTGGATGTGCTGTCGGGCAAGGCGATTCCGCTCTCCGATGCGGTGCAGCAGTACAACAAGACCCTGCGGGAGACTGCGGAAGCTGCTGCGGCGGGCATCGACCCAGCCAAGGGGTTCGGCGACGCACTCGTTGGCGATGGTGGCGTATTGAGCACTGCTACTGCCAATGGCTCGGCACTGCGTGACTCCCTGACGGGTATCACGAGCTCGACTGTCACCTTGACTGAGGCGACGATCGCTGCGGCGCTGGAGCAGGGCAAGACTCTGCCCGAGGCGCAGGCTGCTGCTCGTGCGGCTATGGCGCAGAACGAGACTGCATTGCAGAACCTCGCGCTGCAGTACGACCAGCCCATTGGCAAGATTCGCGAATGGGCTGCGGCTGAGGGCTTGCTGCCGGATCAGATCATCATGTTGGCCTCACTCTCTGGCGCAACCGATGTAGAGCAGCAGATTTCGGTCATTGCCGCAATGCTCAGGGGTGTTGGTCAGCCGGTCGACATCCCGGTTGACGCGCTGACCGATGAGGCGAAGCAGAAGCTTCTCGACACTGGAGCGACGGTCGATGCCGTCACAGGCAAGCCGGGCATTGTCAGAATCACTGCTCCGAATCAGCAAGCCTTGGATGAGATTCGAGCAGTGCAGGCTAGCCGAGATGCGCTCCGCGACAAAGAGGTAAACCTCACCGTTCGGATGACCGAGATCCGCAGCGCCGTATCGCAATATGGCGCCTGGTCTCCCGAAGCGGTCGCGGTCGCATTCGGCAAAGCAGAAGGCGGCCCAATCGAGGGCGGCGTTCCAGGCAAGGACTCCGTTCCCATCCTGGCAATGCCCGGCGAGCACATGCTCACCACCGAAGACGTCGACAGCCTGGGCGGCCAAGACGGAGTATTCCGGTTCCGTGCCGCACTGGCACAGGGCAAGGTTGGGAAGTTTGCAGACGGTGGAGCTATCGGCTCCGACGGTCTCGACAACATGATCAACTTCGCCCGGGCCAAGGCTGGGATCGGCTACAACTACGGGCCGTGGGACTGCTCGATGTACATGTCCCACATCGCAGCAACCGGCATGGGGCAGCAGCCTCGCCGACTGTGGACGACTTACTCGATCCTTGGCGGCGACCTGCAGGGTATGCAACCTGGAGGAAGTGAAGGTCACTTCCGGATCGGTGTCAGCCAGGAGCATATGGCCGGCACCTTGTTCCTGAAGGACGGCTCTCGGGTTGATGTCGAGAACGGTGGCAGTAACTCCGGATCGACATTCGGCGGCAATGCGGCCGGATATGACGACGGTCAGTTCCCCAATCAGTTCCATCTTCCCGATGCGGCACTTTCGCCGGCGTTGCAGATGGCACTCACTGGAGGTTCTGGCGGTTCCGGTGCGTCGTACTCGGCTGGAGTCGCGAAGGATCCATGGACTGAGAAAGATGCCCTCGCTCTCGAATCGGCTCGCGTAGCGGTCATTCAGGCGAAGGAAGCTCAGGACAAGGTCAATTCGAGTGACAAGAAGACCGAGGCGGATCGACAGCAAGCCGAACTGAAGGTGCAGCGCGCCGAGCTCAAGGTCAAAGAGCTCGAGCAAAAGCGCGACGGTGCCGGATCGGCAGCCTCACTGACTCCTGCTCCGGAACTTACGGGCGGGATGACCGAGGATGCGATCTCCATGCGCAACGCGGAGATTGCTGTTGTCGATGCGCAGTTGGCTCGCGACAAGGTCTACGCCGATGCCACGTCTACCTCCATTGACAAGGAGAAGGCGGACATGGCGGTCTACTCGGCGCAGAACGCGCTAGCCAAGGCTAAGACCGAGGGGAGTGGCGACGGGCAGACCTTCAACTTGAAGGACCGGGTGAAGAAGTTCGGTTCCGATGTTGCGGGGATTCTCGTCGATGCTGCGTTCGAGCAGTTGCCGAGCGAGTTGTCCGAGTCTCGTTGGATCACAACGGACTGGGAAGGCTTGATGGGCAAGAAGGCTGCTCCGACGCCCGCTGTTGCGGCACCAGTGTTCAGCACTGCGGAGATTCAGGCTCAGCTCCCGACCACCCCTGGCGTGCCTGGTTGGCAGAACATGCTGGCCGACATCAATGGGGACAACTGGCAGGAGCGGCTTGCTGCTGCATTGAATCTGCCGACTGTCCTACGCGACGGCGGTGGACCGGTTCCTCACGGCACTGCGGCACTGAACCTGTCGGGTGCCGAGGAGTGGATGCTCACCGCGGACGAGCGACTGAATCTCGGTCGCGACTTCGCGCTGATGCGCGGCACCAAGGGCGGCGATGGGGCAACTCAGATCCCCGGACTCGACGCCCTCGCTGCGGAGGTTCGCACTCTCGCGTCTCGCCCGACGAGTAACTACACCTTCAACACTCGTGACGTCGAAGAAAACGCACGCCGTGTCCGCCAGATCGAAAACACAAGGGCACTTGGTGCGGGATCGAGGTTCTAAGTGAGCGTCCGTGAAGCGGAAGCAACGATCGACATCTTCGGTGCGGATGGAAGTTTCATGCGCATCGCAGGCGAAGGTCAGGGTGAACAAGGGGCTCAGCTCGCTACGGACATGAAGGGCTTCTACGACGCCCCAGTGAAGACATTCCGGAGAGAAGGTGCCCACCAGATCGGTGGCAACTACCTCGGGAAGAAGTACACGATCCGGGACGTCGCCTTCGGGCTCCATGTTCACGGCAACGAGACGGAGTGGTGGGAGTCGCGAGACTCCGCCGTCCGCAAGGCCTTCTCGTACGAGCTGGATCCATGGAATCCAGATGCGCAGTTGGCTCGGATGCAGATCACGACGGAGATTTCGGGGGCCCGGAGTCTCCGTCTTGCATTGTCGGAGTCAATCGGGTTCGAGTCGGAGTTTGACCCGCTGTTGATGCAGCGGGGCGTAACTCCGGTTCTCGCGGCAGCAATGCAGCCGATGTGGTTCGAGGACGACTTTCTCGGGACGCCGGAACATCCGGCGCATTGGGAGTTGACCTCGGGCACATCGGGTGAGGGGTCTGTGTGGATTTCCAATCCGACAGATCAGCCGATGGCTCATTCATGGATCTGCAGCGGCACAGGAACCTTCGGGCTCCCGGACTTTTCGTGGACAGGTCCGGAGTATGCGCGAGTTCCTGGCGTGGATTTCAAGACCGGGCGCGATGACTCGGAGCGGATGTATACGGTTCCGACGATCACGAGCGCTGACGGTGGTGGCGCCACGGTGCATGTGAGCCGGATGAAGATTCCGGTTCGTTCGTTCTCGAACACCAATATCGCCGGCCGCACCAACGGCAAACGCCTGCTCTACGCGGTTCCTCCGTACACGCCCCCGACCGAGGTCCCGGTCTATGTCACCGGAGCAAGTCCCGGTGCCGGCGTTCAACTTCGTATGCCCCGACTCTGGTCGAGGCCATGGGGATTGGAGTAAGAGATGCCAGTCCTTGGAGCAACACTTCTCGAACGCTGCAATGCGATCTGGGAAGCCACTGTCGCCCAGGAAAGGCGAGAGACACTCTGCCGTCTCGAACCTCCACTCGTCCGCCTCTGGGACGGCGAATGGCACTGGCAGGGTGAAGTTGCCGCCGAATACATGGGCAACTTCGAATGGAAGGACAACGACACCGGATCTGGTGTCATCGAGATTCCGTTCGATCACTACACCGCCCGGTGGATTTGGGACGAGAAGGGCCGCATGGCCCGCGGCGAGAAGCGAAACGTCCACATCACCGTCGACAAGAATGGCGCACGCTGGTCGGGCCGACTCGAAGACGTCACTGTCGACAACCGCGAAGACGGCTCAATCGTTCTCGTCGCCAGGTTCTTGCATGACTACGAGAACTTGAAGTGGTACCAGATCTGGTCCAATGCTTTCCTGCCGGCAGCGGTGCAGTTTCCGCGAGTGTTCATGCTCGCCGGGGGAGCGCGGTGGGCACTGCTCACCGGCCTGTTCCTGCAGGTGATGCGCGAGCAGACCTCGGCATGGCATTTGCCCGACGACCCGCTACAGAAGGCCACGTGGAGCTCGGGCGGACTGGACATGTCCAACTGGTCCGTCGCCGTCCAGCCGCACAGTTTCATGGACGACCTCAATGAGGGAATCCTGTGGGGACTGGTCATTTCACGATGGCAGACGTGGCACGACGTAGCGAAGCCGATTCTCGAAGACGCTGAACTGTCGGTCGTTCCACGGCGCTACCTCGAAGGCGACCCGCCTCCGTGGCCCGGCGCTAACCTGCGCCACGGCTGCCTGGTGATCGACATCGTCGACAAGTCCGGCTACTACACCGGCACCGCCAACGGCGGCAACCAGTGGGACGGCCTGCAGCGGACGATCGCGAACTTCACGTCCGACTTCATCGACAGCACCGAGTCGCTGATCAGTGACACAAACATGCCGTCCGAGTACTCGCAGCCGGACTTCAAGAGCACCAACAAGATCGCTCCGTACGTCTCCTACCTGATGGGTGACGAGACCGGCATTCAGACCTCGAAGTTCACCCGCATTCCCGCCAAGGGAATTCAGGTCAACTGTGGCGGTCACTCGATGCCCGGCGTAAACGAATTGATCTCCGCGACAGTTCAGATGGTTGGCGACCTCACCGCGATGATCCCCGGTGTTCCGCCTATGGGTGGCGTTGCAGATGCGGTACTCAAACCGATCTACACCGACACCCTCCTTGCGTGGATGTCGGTCAAGTCGAATCAGCGTGCCGTGAACTCGGGCTGGTCGAGATACTTCGAGTACTTCCAGGATGGCGCCGACAAGGCGTACACCCTTTCGTCGCTGATGGTCCTGCGGCAAGGATTCTGGGCTACTCGATCGCGGTTCGCTCACGAGGTAGCGATCCTCGACGGCTCACCGTGGTTGATCGGAGACCACGGGCAAGGTCACCTCTGGCTCTCGGATCGCATGTCCGCGCAGATCACCGGCGACTGGACTGGAGATCTCTACGTCGACCGTGTCCGCTCGATCGTCCTCGCATGGGATGAGAACAGTCCCGCCGAATGGGTTCCCGTCATTGGCGACAACTCGGTCCTCAAGGATCCGGCGCAGCGTGCGATGGAGCAGCTCGAAAAAGCAATGACCGGGCTGTCTATGCTCGGCGTCTTCTAAGGGAGCGCAATGGGATTCACCTTGGGCGAGATGCCCACACGCGACAATTGCGATCCGAACGATCCGCGCGAAGCGTTCCTGTGGATGTTGATTGCACTCCCAGGTATGAAGGGTGCTCCAGTTCCGTGGCCGATCGAATACTTCATGGAGATATCCGAGCGGCTCTGGAACTGCGGCGCCCGGCCTGGGATTGGCGAGCAGACGATCTGGTACAACCCACCGCAGTCGGGTGACATCTCGCCGATGTTCGCGGCAGGCGCGTGGGAGGACCATCCGCCGGAGGTGCAGGATCTCGGTATCGACCTGAAGTCGCTGGGCATGGCTGTCCAGCGCGAGGTCAGGCGGCAGGCGCTGGAGCTCGAGCCCGATGCCCCAACTGAGGTTGAGGCTCCGGCGACAGTGACCGAGCCGGCGAAGTGGCCCGAGAAGATCCGGGTTCACTACCTCGCAAAGAAGTTGGGTTCAACGTCGGCGGATGTCCTTGCTGTATGTGCCGAGATCGGCGTGCCTGCGAAGTCTGCACAGTCCAGCATTCCCGGCAATCGGTGCGCGGCGATTCGAGATCAGTTGCGCATCAACGCGTTGCTTGCGCAGCGTCCTCAACCTAGGAGAAACACATGACCTGGACAGGAGATCCCGTCTGGCTTGCAGATGTTCTGCGGGCCGAGGGAATCAAAGTCGTCGAATACCCCGGCTGGAAAGACCGCGGCCACGGCGACATGGAAACCATTTGGGGTGTCGTCGCACACCACACCGGTAACAACCCGCCCGGCAACAACCCCGGCTACATCGCAAACCATCCGAGCCTTGGCCTGTGCTCGCAGATCCACCTGTCCCGGGATGGTGTCGCCACCGTCGTCGGTGTGGGTGTCGCCTGGCACGCCGGCAGCGGATCGTACCCAGGCCTACCGACCAACGGTGCGAATGAACGCACCATCGGCATCGAGGCAGAGAACAACGGCAGCGAAGGCTGGTCGCCCGCACAGTACGACGCGTATGTGCGGTGCTGCGCCGCGATCCTCCGGAAGGTCGGTCAGCCTGCCTCGCATGCGATCGGCCACAAGGAGTGGGCTGGTGCGGCGCAAGGCAAGTGGGATCCCGGCGGAATGGACATGAACAAGTTCCGCGCAGACATTCAGGCTCAAATCAACAACAACACCAAGCCCGAGGAGGGTGACATGGATTTCGCAACTTTCAAGAAGTACATGGATGCGGTTGCGTCCGACGTGAAGGACATCCGCGAGCAGTTGTGCGGCATGAAGCAGCGCGATGCGGGCCAGTTCAAGGGATGGCCGCAGTTGGGCAACAAGACAGTGGTGGATGCACTCGCCGACATCCAGGAGCGTTTGACAAAACTGGAGGGCAAGTAATGACCGCAGACTTCGGCCTGGACGGGTTCGCCAAGTCCTACGTGCAGAACATTCCGTTTGTGAAGCAGAACCGCAAGACGATCGCGAACGTCGTTGGTTTGCTCGCGAATGTGTTGGTCCTCCTTGTTGGATTGCCGATCTCGGGCACCGCGCAGGTCGTGTTAGCGATTTGCATTCAGGGCGTCGTTGCGATTGCTGCGTGGTTTGTGCCGAACGCGATTACGCCCCAGCAGGCTTCAGAACTCGACGAGTATGTCGGCCGGCATCGCGCCGAGGGTTGATGTCAGTCCTGACACCCTCCGCATGGGAGGGCATCAGCACTGTCACTGTCGTGATCCTGATTGCATTGTTTCTCAGCCTGGCCTTGATTCGAGGCTGGCTCGTTCTTGGTCCTGCACATCGAGAGTTGCTGCGAGTCAAGGATGAAGTGATCGCCGACAGTCGTGGGGCTAGGCTCGAGGATCAGCAGATCATTAAAACCCAGGCCGACACCATCTATGAGCAGCGAGTTTCCGGTGATGTTTCCGCTCACCTACTTCAAGCGCTGCGCAGCATTCAAGACTCTCCAACCTCGGGGGATGGTTCTACATGAGGTGGCCGTGGTCGAAGGAACTCGACGAAGCGCGCTCCCAGGCACGAGAAGCTGCCGAGGAGCATGCGTACTCCACTCAGCATCGGATCGACGCAGAGCGAGAGAAACGTGCCGCGACGGAAGTGACCCGAGCGCTGCGGCATCACCTTGACCGGAATGGCTGGACCGAACTACTTCAGGAATCAATGGGAGGTAGTCGATGACGCTGGCAGCCAATATTGCTCTGCTGGTTCTGACGATTCTCGTCAATGTGTTCACGCTGATCTACCTCACCCGGTCGCCGTGGCGAAACAATCACGTTGGCCGTGTGTATGCGACGGCATCCGCAGTTCTCTCGGCGGTGCTGATTCAGATCACTGTCGCCGTATGGGGTTCTCCGGACTTCATTTTCCGCCAGCAGATTCGGCTGGGGATTTACACCCTCGGCGCTCTGGCTTATCTGCCGATGATTTATTCACTTGTGCGTGAGCAGCAGTCGGATCGGCATCGCAGGGCTTTGTCGAAAGATTCTGTGAGCGAATCGGATTCCACCAAGGAGGTCTAGTCCATGACCATGCCTTCAGGTGGAAACCCGCCAGGTTCACTAGCCCCCGGCGGATTCGCTGCATGGCAGGCGATGACTGAAGCCGATGCCAAGAATCAGATGGCCGGGGGAGTCCGCGGCTCGTTCGGAAATGCACAGGACGAGTTCCGTACGAACATCAAGAACCCTATGGGTCAACAACAGATAGAGCTGGCCGGGCTTCAGGATCGTACACAGAAGCTAGAGGGTGTCATCGGGTATGCGCACGCCTACGCAAGTGGCGGCATCTCCATGTCCCTTGGCTCGGTTAAGTATTCGATGTCCAACCAGATTGGGCCGGTGGTCGGCGCGACCATGACCAACGGCTCGTTCATTCTTGGATCCAAAGGCCTGTGGGTCGCAGACGCCCACATGTCGTTCGACTACTACACCATCCCATTTGGCGTCACGAAGATCAGCCTGTCAATTCGAGTGTATGCGCCAAACGGTTCACTGCATGCGATCCGCACAGCCCGAGATGATACAGACCAGGACGGAACCCTCGCCGTTCACGAGCCTTTCACCATCCCCTCGGCTGGCTACTACGCCGAGATGTGGATCAACGCGGCAATTGGGCGCGGAGTGTTCGGCGGCAGCGAATGGAACGGACTTTCCATCGAAAAGCGCAGCACCGAAACAAGTTAAGGAGGTTTCATGCCTGATTATCCGCCGATCGACTACCTGCGCAACATGCCGCCGATTGAAGACCAAACTGACGAGGAGTGGGAAGACCACGCCCGCTTCGTTGTCGCCCAAAGTGGAATTCTGGACGGCGATATCGAGGCGATGGCTTTGGCGCTCAGATCCAGCGCAGACCGGGAGAGAAAGTTGCGTCAGAACTACCTGGAGGGCTGGGCAGCCATTGAGTCTGAAGCCTTTGCGATGCATGAGAACTACGTGATGCCCGACCCGGTGGTTGACGAAAGTCCTGTTGAGGTTGGCGAGCGGAAAGAGTTGTCATGACAGTAATTAGCGAACCGCTCACCGATGCGGCCGGGAATCCCGAGACGAAGCCGCTCACGTTCTTCATCGAGCAGATACGTGAATCGGCCTCGGGCACTTCAACGGTCAGTGTCAAGCGTGTCGACGCCCCTGTCGTCGGAGGCGTCCTGACAGTCGATCTTGACCCAGGCCCTGCCCGAGTCGAATGGCGCGGCAAAACCTACGCGATCATCGTCCCGGTTTCCGCTACGCCTGTCAGGCTCTGGCCACTCATCGACGCTGGCCTACCTGCGCCAGGACCTGGCGAACCCGGCTTCGTCCGCAACGCCGGCGGCATCGCTCGCGTCCAGCGGACAACGATCGCCAACTACGCGGCGATTCCCAGCAAAGACCCCGAGACCCTCTACATCACTTTCGAGTCCTAGGAGACCGACATGGCATTGATTTCGCGAATAACAACCTTGGACGTCAATCTCGTCCATCAGACGTTTCTTTACTTCGATTCGACAGTTAATCGAAGACAGCTTTTCGGAAGCTCTGCACTTTTGAAGAACGATTCCGAAGGCGTCATTTACGTGACCGACCAAGACAATGAGCAGATGCCGGTCGCCCATTGTTTGGTCCTGAATCCTGGTGATTCCGTGACGATTCCACTCAGTGGCCAGACCGGAGGGTCGAGCGACGACCAAATCAGCGCGGGGTCATTCCATCCGGACGTCGACTTGTCAATTTCGTACCTGTACTCGATCTAGGAGACCTTCATGGCTGTCACCGCAAAGCTTTATGGCAAGGCGCTTCAGTCTGCCTTCAGTAAGGAAATCGACTGGGACACAGATGTCATCAAGGTGATGTTGTGCACCAGTGCGTACACCCCGGATCAGGACACGCACCAGTATAAGTCGTCAGTGACGAACGAGGCGTCGGGAACCGGATACGTCGCGGGCGGTGCAATACTCGCAGCTTCTGCGCCGTCGTACACCGCGGGCACGAACACCCTCGTCCTCGATGCCGCCGACACTGCCTGGACCGGGTCGACGATCACCGCTCGGTATGCGGTCATCTACAACAGCTCTCCCGGTACGGATGCCACTCGTCCGCTGATCGCGTATGTCGACTTCGGCGCTGATGTCTCCACGACCGCCGGAACCTTTACGATCACTTGGGACGCCGCCGGAATTGTGACGCTCACTGCCGCTTAACGGAAGGCTGACCGATGGGGTTATTCAACAGAGGTCAGTCGATCTCCGGGATGTGGCTCGACGGCAACCCTGCGATCCAAGTATTTCTCGGTGACGTGTTGGTGTGGGATGGGACATCGCCGGCGTTCGTGAATGTTCCGCGAGCGCTGGCGTCAGCCTTGGCGGTTGCACCTGCGGTTCGGGCGGACGCATCTATAGCCGCAATACGCGCGTTCGGCTCATCCTCGGCGATTGCGCCGTCACTCACGGCTTTCGCGACAGTCGATCCCGAGACTGCAGTGATAGTGACAGCCCAGGCCAGCGCCCCGGCCGTCCGTGCGGATTCGATCATCATGGTCGAGTCCATCACTGTCGGCGCGCAGGCATTGCCTGCCGTGGCGGCTCAATCTTCATCGGCCACGGTCGAAGTTTCGTCTGTTTCAGTTTCCCTCAGCGTCCCCGCCCCGACCATCGCGGCGCACTTCACGACTACCGTCCCGGCGATCGCTGTGAATGCCTCCGCTCAGGTCCCGGTTATTACAGCTACCGGTGCGGCGGTGGTGAACAGTCCAGTTGCGGCGGTCAATGCAACGGCTCGCATTCCTGTCGTGTCCGGCAACTCGTCGGTCGTCGCTTTCGATGTGACTGCGGACGCAACTGCGAAGACGCCTGCAATTACTGCAACGTCTAACGTCTCGCCGCCGAAGGCTACTGCGACCGGACTTGCTCGCGTGCCCGTGGTGCAGGGAATCAATTTCCAACCGCAGGGCATGAACCTGACGAGCAACTTCACGTTCAAGACAACGACCCCGGTCATTGTTACGCCCATGGCTGCCCGAGCTGCGTTGCCCACCTCGGTGGTCACCGCAAACAAGTTGATCATGCAGAACCCTGGACCTGTGCGCGCAGCGTGGATCGCTCGGATCACTACGTATTCCGGTGACACCGTGACCGGATCCATATGGAACAACGGCACATTGGTTAGTGCCGGTGCGGCCATAGCCAACCCACCGTTCAACCGGGGTGCGATCATTTCCGGTCAAACCGCCGGATTCACTGTGGCGCAGGGGGACGGCGTCGAGCTGCGTGTGCGGGCAGGGCAGGCTAGTTTCGATCAGTCGCTCGTGGCGCCCGACGTGCAGCTGAACATCTACAAGGCCGACCAACCCTCGGCAGTCGGCGCACGCACGACCAACCAAACCGGTATCACCACATGGGCCGACCTGATCCCGTCGTCGGTACCGGCGGGCGCTGTCATGAGCGGAAACGCATTCGTCGCTCAATTCAGTCACCCCGAAATGCTGCTAGCCGCCGACCTAATCACGTCGTCACCGTATGCAATCGCGGTGCGGATATTGGTCAACGGCGTAGACGTTGGGATCACCGGTACCGCCGGGGCCAACGACGGTCGACTGACAGCGGCGGGCCGCGCAAACATCGTTGCCGGTGACCTGATCCTTGTGCAGGCGCAACGCACAGGCAGCGTTGGAACTTTGGGCGTGAATACAGGCTCTACGTGGGGAATCGTCTAACCACGGCAGGTGCAACAACTCGATATCGTCCAGCCCGACTGACTACGAAGCCCCCAACCTCGCGATGAGGTTGGGGGCTTGCCGTCGTTTCACGAGCCGGCTAAGTCGGTTCTAGCGCCGCGGCCGGGTCGGTTGGCGTTCCACTCGTCGATCGTCTCCGGCCGCCAACCCCGAGTCTTACCGATTAACGCATCTGGCTCAGGCATCTTGTAATGACCGATCGCCGAGCGATCCACACCCAACCGCTCGGCGACCTCTGTCGTCGACAGGAACCGCTCAGGCATGACGTGTCCGCCATGACACCGCTGCGGTTCCGGCAGCTGCAGCGCCGGCGAGTGCCCAGTACTGCCACGGCTGGTGAGTGATTGCGAGAGTCGCGGCGACGAGCGCGAAGATCGTCAGACTGGTCTTGTCTTGATTCGTCATCGTTCGATCCTTCCGTGTGTGGGAAACTGTAGTCGGAGAACCCGCCCGTCAGATCCGGGCGGGTTCTCTTTCCTACTTGCGCTTTTTGCGTTTCCGCTTGGGGCGCTTTCGGGCTTCCGAGATTCTTCGGATGAATTCTGCCCATCCCAGCAGGACGGTGAGAAGTCCGATGATCTCGGTCCAATTTGGCGGGTCCATGTGTACCTCCTTTCTGTATTCAACTTTATCACGTCGCGTGACAAAGTCAAGTGAAAGTATTTGCGTTCCATGTGGTTTGTCGTCTGTGTGCCGAAATGAGTCCCCAACCTCTGGTGAGGTTGGGGACTCATTTCGTGTTGATAAGGCGCCCGGTAGCGTCGCGATCTAGGAGCCCAGCGGAGGATCCGCGCTGAGTTCGCCCGCGCCAGCTAGTTCATCAGGCGCTTCTTCGGCGCCTAGAGGGCTGACGCTAGGCACGTAGCCCGCAAGTGCGTCGACCGGCACGGCCTTGAAATGGTCGCTAGCTCCAGATGGGAGGTAAAGCCGAGATGGCCAACCGTCGCTCCCGTAGCACGCTTGGCAGAGGCTCTGAATCTCCTTGGGGCCAGCGCGGTGCTCAAAGGCGGAATATGCGAGGTTGACGGGCTCAAGGTGCTCGGTATCGATCGCGAGAACTGGATATGCGCGTCCACCCCAGACGCCTTTTAGTACGGTCGAGTCGAGCAGGACCAAGTCATCGATCCCATACTTCGCTTGGTCAAGCGCGGGCGTCAGGTGTAAACAGCTCATCGCGAACGCTACTTCGACGGACAATGTGAAGTACCGCGAATCACATTTTGAAAGAACTCGGAATCCGGTATCAATACTGGGGCCGAAATAATCGTAGAGGTACTTACGGTGATTCCGCCTAGAGTGCGCTTTTCGGTTCAACTCTACGACGTCGCCATCTGTTTTTTCAGATTGAGGATCTCGGGGGACGCTCGAACGACTGTCTGGGCCAGGGAATGTCGCGATGAATGCACCGCCCTTTGTTCCCATCGTCGTGTCGTCCAGGCTGTACTTTTCGTAGTCTTTCATGGCCTGAATCCAGGTTCTTACTGCCCTGTATACGTCGGCCTCTGAGCGAACGGCGCAGGTATAGATGAGTTCGTCGCCGATCGGTTTCCAGAGTTCAAAGGACAGGTCAACTGTCGATTGGGCAACTTGCGTTGTGGCGATCCGCTGAGGGAATTCCCGATAGAACTGAAGGAAAACCTTTTGCCACGGCCCCGACTTGCCGGATCCCGTGCTCTGTTTAAAGTCGGTCGAACCAGTTAGATCGCAGGAAAGAAAGATCTGCGATACTGTCTCGCCGTTTGTCGATACGCTCACCGGAGATTGAGTACCTCGGCACGAACCTCAGCGGCGCGAGGTGAAACATCGAAGCGAGCAGAAAGTTGCCACATGTCACCATCGAGTTCAATGTGGGCGCGCTTGAAATGTTCTGACGGCATAAGTAGCGCCGAGGCGAAAACATTAGCTTCAGTCTCCGCTCGATCTCTACCTCCTCGCCCGAATTTGGCTTCACCGGGCGACTTCGGGTATAGGTAGTGTAAAAAGTAGTGCCCGAGCTCGTGTGCCTTAGTGAAGCGGTCTCGACGAGCAGATGTGTGATGCGGGATGAATATCGTGAAGTCGCCAGGAGACCGTACGTGCAGAGATTCTGAATCGACAGCATATTCAGACGCGCCACCGATGCGATGCACGAAAGCGTCAATGTCGGCGCGACCCAGATCGTCGTAAATCCGATGGTGGGATCCGACGAGTTCCGCGTACTCCTGAACTGCGCCATTGGTCAGAAGTGCTGGCGTTGTCTGGAATTGAGACATTCACCCTCCTTGTTCTGGCCAAGATCCCAATTGGATCTAGCGGGTTGAGGTCGAGCGTAGCTCATGCGTAGGGCAGCCATTTGCATCTGGTGGACCTTGCTGAGCGTGACTTGCTCTAACTTCTTTATTTCAGTTTACGTCTCCGGTCGACAGGGATGCCCAGTCGATGGTGTATCAACACTGATCGCGGGTCGGTCCGACGCGTGGCTGCGTGCCGGAACCTGATTTGCGCAGGGCCCGGCTGGTCTTCCCTTACCCTCCGGACCTTGCGGAACCGACGCTACCACTCGTCGAACAGGTGTGCGAATCTTTAGGTATGCCGTCGACTGAACGATCCCCGTAACGCTGCCCGAATGGGCACCCGCTGGCGGCGAACACATGCCTCGTCGGCTGGGAAGTTTGCGGTAGTCCAACCGCCCACAACGGCGGGCATCGAACCCACTACTGCCGGCGTTGCGGTGAGACGATCCGCACCCCCCAATGCGCCGGCGCCAGTCCGCAGAAGTCCCGGTGGACTAACTCCCTGCCATCTCAATGATGCCGATCTTGAACTGCGGAACTGTGAGCTTGTAGTCCGCAGTCGAGGTGTATGAGTACTCACCATCAACGACGACGTACATCTTTACTTCGTCATCCCTGACGAACGGTTTCAGGGTGGCGGGATCGCCAACCATGTGAGCCGACTCGTAATTACCGATCCCGACTGCGGAGGTTCCGACATCCGCGAGGAACTGTCCGGGACCGGTTGCGCTGTCGAACTGCGCAACTGTTCCATAGAGGATGATGCGCTGGCCAGTATGGGCTCGCATGTCCTTCAGGATCAGCGCCAGTTCCCGCTCGTCGACCTCTTTGTAGGTCGATGCATCTGCGAGGTTCGGTTCGATCTTTGGCGGCGTCGTCTCGGAGGCGATGTTCTTCGTTGTCGACGACGGGCTGGTGACGATCGATAGTCCTACGATGATCACGATCAGCCCACCGAGTACGGCAAGGATCGGTATCAGCACCTTGCCTTTCTTCTTCGGCGGTTGCCCACCGAAGGGAATCGGTTTCCCTGGCTGCGAGTGTGGGGTCCACTGGTTGCCGTCCCAGTAGCGCATTGCCGCGGGATTTTGGGGATCTGGATACCAGCCGGGCTGTGAGTTCATCGTCGCGTCCTTGCTCGGCCCCGTGGCGGGGAAGTGTCAGCAATACATACCAGACAGTCGGGACGGCGGATGCGTTGTATGGCGAACGCGGGTGGTGATTCCGGGATTCAATTAGCGCATGATCAATTGGGATGACTGCGATTGCGCTTCTGACCGCAATGGCGGATACCGGACGCTCTTCTGCCTGCGCTGTGGCGAGACGATCCGCACCCCGAATGCATCGGCGCGGACCCGCAGAAGTCTCGGTGGAACTAACTTGAGGTGGGCCATCAACTGATCAGGCGCATAGTTTCTCGACACGGCACAGTGTGTGGTCAGTTTGACCATAGGGTGCAGAGGTATGAGTGAGATCATCGAAACCCCTTGGATGAACGTGCAACAAGCGGCGTCTTATATGCGCCGGCATCCCGTCAGTGTCCGTAAGGATCTAGAGGCCGGAAACTTAGTTGGGTATCAGCGCAAAGCGCCGAACGGACACTGGCGAATCCATCGCGACGACTGCGATCGGTTCCTCCGTGGCGAGTCGAGCTGACCTGCCCTCGCCTCAACCGACACCACGTGTGGAGAAAGACTCCACGCGTGGTTTGCGTCGTCCTAGCAGGACTTCTCAAACTAACTGTGGTCATACCCCCACGCTTTCGGCATGTTGAAGCGCATGCTCTCCGCATGAGAACCCCATCGCTCCCCAAGGTTGGCCTGTGGACCGAAGACGATGAGGCTCACCTTCAGAAGGTGTTCGCCACGTTCCCCGTCTGGAACTCCGAGCAGATCGCAGTAGCTCGCCGTGCATTCCAATCGGCTGTCGACAGGCGGGCTGCGCTCGACGGGGGTAGTCATGATGACAACCCCTGCCCTCAGTTCAACTGACATCAGATCCGTGCATGGTCAAAATGACTACGGTTGAGGCGTGGCAACTGTGTCGAATCTCGACACGGTTGCCACGTGACGTGCCGTGTGTGACGAATATCGTCACTCACCAGTCGTGGTCATATCAACACAACTAGCGCCGACGAAGGCGACTTTGCTTTTGAAAGTCTCCTCAATGCGGGGCGCTCACTAGTGAGCGGGCTTGGCGAGATACCCCGCTCGCCTCGACCTGATCAGTGTTGAACACCGATCAGACCTGTCACTAGTGACCACCCTTAGGGTGCGCAGTAGTGCGCACCCTCTTCCGCGGCGCCACGACAAAGGGCTATCGCCTCTTCCGAGCGTGCGGCGAGATGATCCGGACACCTACATGCTCCGGAGCAGAGGTGCAGAAATCTCGGTGGAGCTAACTTGACGCAGTCTTGCCGGCAGAGTTGACGGCCGCCGCGAATCTTCGAGCGTCGCCTTCGGCTCGCGCCTTTGACTCTACGAGGATCGATTGCCCGTCCGAAAACTCAACAGTCAGGTAAATGTTGTTGGTCTTCTTCTTGGCCATGGCACCAATCAGTGTTCCAACTCCAAGAGTCACGACCGAGCCGACGACAACTCGGGTAGCCGTGGTCCGACGCTGGGTGCCGCCGATTTCAACAAAGGCTCGGGCGCCGGCGACCAAGTGTTGGGAGCCTTGATAGGTCAGCGTTGAATTTCTAAGCTGGATTCCGCCAAAGGCAGCAGAGACGCCCGAATTGTCATGTAAAGGATCAGCCTCGGTCGCCGGCCTCGCCACATTGATGGACACCGCTTTGGCGGCAGGCACTCGGGTTGGCGCGTATCCACTGCCGAAGTTCGTAATAGGCGTTGCCACCTGGACTGCAGCGTTGATCGCACTGACTAGCTGGCCGATCTTGTCATTCCCGGAAATGTAACTCCAGTCTGCGGTGCCATCCTTGTCGTAGCCGATCCGACCACGCAACAAGAGCCGCATCTCGCCAGGCTTGGCCGCAGTTGCCTCACGCCAGGAAATTCCGTCAATTGCGCCAACCGGAACCGTCCAAGGGGACGCCGCCCGCTTCTTCTTTGGAAGTCGCCGGTGTCGGTGCTCAAAGGTGACAGTCCCCGCGACATCGTCAAAGTAGGCGGTCGACTCAGATCCGGTGTACGAAATTACGGACAT